TCTATGTACCAATCAAAGCCTTCGGCTTGCGCCACCGCCCAATCAAGGGCAGCGCCTGTCAGTTCAGATGTTTTCATGGTTGGCCCCCGATCAGATACCACAGGCGGTGCGCGTCGGTGTTGAGTGCGGCCTCGCGCAGCCGCTCCACCTCGTCCTGCCATTGCAGGAACAGGAAATGGTAGAACATAGCCCACTCGTATTGGCGTGCGCTGTAGTGCGCAAGGGCATGGCGCATGTACCCCTCTCGGTGGTGCACGGCCAGTGACAGCGTATGCAGTTGCTTGCGCGCCTTGATGAATTTATCTTGTGTCATGTCGTTGCTCCTAGTGCAGGCTTGCCATGCACCATCATGTTATAGGTCGCACGTAGCTCGGTTGCCTCGTGCATGTCTTTGAACCGCGCCACTTCCTCGCGGGTGTCAACTCGTTGGCCTTCGAGCTTGTATGTCGGGTCGTCCCACCACCAGTCATGGCAGACACGGTACCACCCATCGTGGTCGCGGTACACCACGTAGTCAGGGTATCTCACCGCATCTCTCCCATCGCGGCCACGCCAGCGATACCCTCGACGGCGCACCGCCGCATCGCACCAGCCGTGAGCTTGATTGTGCCCGTGAGCGGGTTGCACTGGGACTGATGGCGAGTTGTGGACTGGCTGTACTTGTCGTCCATCTCGTACCACGTGGTGTTGTTGCCCTCGTCGGTCTCGGCCACGTACAGCGGCCAGTGTTCGCCGTATGAGTAAACAACGTACAGCGTTGACATTCCGTGCTGAGGCGTGCGTTCCCGTGCAAACAAGTGACTGCCCTCGAACGGGCGGCGCAGTTGCACCATGGCCCGTGCTGACTTGTTGGCTATGCGTTCGGCCCTCATGTCAGTCCTCCTTGGGTTCGGCCAGTGGCATCACCCACCAGTCATATTCACGGGCCACGTTGTCATCGGCCCACTCGTTTGCTTCATCGACCGTATCGAACGGCCCAGTCAGGTGGAAACCTGCGGCGGGGTTCCCGCACATCACGACGACTTTCATGTCTGCTCCTCCCACCCGAAGGCGATGACGTTGCTGGGTTGATGTGCACTGGTGTATGCGTACATGTCTCGGGCTTGCTTCTTGGTCAGGCCGCACCATTCGGTGGTCAGGCCGTCGTGGGCCTCGACGTAGAAGCGGTAATAGGTCTTGAGCGGTGTTGGCACGTGGTGAGTTGTTAGGGGATTCCCTAACGGGTGTTGTGCAGGGGCGGCGTAGCCGGGCAGTTCTTGTGTGAACAGGTCGTCGGGTTGTTTCATGATTGCTCCTTGGTTGGTTGGTTGGTTGGTGTTAGCGGTGCAAGCCGCCCTTGTTGTTGATGCCCTTGAGGTCGTCCATGTTGGTGAACAGCATGTAGTTGGACTTGTGCATGGGGGCAATGGTGCGGATAGTTGCACGGGCAAGTGCATCGCCGCAAGGCATGCAACTGTTGTAGCCTGCGTTGGCACGCTTGGGGCTGAACGTGTCGCCACAGATGGCGCACATGGGTTTGAGGCGCTTGGTCATTTGTCACCTCCAAGGGGGATGCCGCAAAGCCAGCACGGGCCAGTCGGTGCGGTATTCGATTCGCCACAAGTGGCGCAGGTTACGGCGCGGGTCGGGTCATGTTTCATTTGCCAGCGGGGCTTTGCGCCCAGTCGCGCAACGTTGACCGCAAGGAACCCGGCAGGGATTGTCACGCGCATGAGTTGGCGCGAGGTGTAGGTGCGAGTCGCGGACATGGTGTTCATGTTATGCAATCTCCACGGTGGTCTGTTCGGTGATGCGCACACGGCCCATGTTGAGGCAGTTGAGTGCGGTGGTCAGCGACTTCTTCACGTGCACGGTGCCGTGCATGATGAACATCTGCCCGATGGATAGGGCGGCGAACGGGACGTGGCGGGTGAGTGGTGCGTTCATGGTGTTTCCTTGGTTTGTTCCATTCTTGGTTGATTCAAATGTTCTGTTAGGGAGTCCCTAACACTGTTCCGTTGAGGCATAGCTCGACTGAACAGACTACAGTATAACATAGGATGTTACGTTTGTCAATGTTTTCACACCCTATGCTATGTTCTGATAGTTACTCTTGAAGGTCATTCCGGGTTATGCCGAAGCGTGCGAGGTCGTCCTCGGTCATCAGTGCCAGCAAGTCTCGGGGGATGATGATGTTGTTCACCTCAACATCTTTGCACCTGTCGCCCCAGCGCCGTGACGTGAGCGATGCACGGAGGTTGTCGATGCGTATGTTGTGGGGGTTGCCATCCACGTTGAGGATGTATGGGGGGAGCGCCAGCGGTGGGTCGGTGTCCGATGTGGTCGGTGCAGGTGCGTGGTGCAGGATGTACACGATCTGCTTGGGGGTCAGGTATTGCCCGTTGACTCGGACGGTGGCGGTCGGTGGGATGGGTCGGGCGGTCTTGTTGTCGTAGAGTGGCGTGTTGTGGGTGGTGGTCAGACCCTCGTCGTAGGTGTAGCGGGTGCGAATGTCAAATGTTCGGACTTTCATGGGGTGCTCCAGTGGGTTGAGTGTGTGGAAGTGTAGTGTTCCAGTGTGGAAGTGTCAAGCGGGTTGTGGATGTGATTTGTGCTTGATGTTCTTACAGTGTAGTCACGTAAGTCCTTGATGTTCCACAATGTTCGCTTTTTTGGGGGAAAAAAGACATACACCCCCCCCCGCGATCACTTCCACACTTTTTTTCTTGTCCTAATTAATTACCACGTGTTGTGGAAGTGTGTTTGGGGTAGTGGGTATATTCTCTAAAAAAGTGGAACATTAGAACAGTATATAAAAAGATAAGATTAGATAAGATTTGATAGTTATAAAACAGCACCAGCTACAACCCTGTGCCATTGCCTGTGCGTATATGCACAAAACTAAAATGTTCCACAGCAACGGAACATTTCACCCTTTTTTGGAACATTTGCCGGAACATTGCACAAAATTTAAGCAACGCAACACACCATAACAGCGAGATTGTGTGTTGATTTGGAACAGTGTTAGGGAGTCCCTAACGAACATTGGAACATTGTCCACACAGAACATTGGAACAGTCTAAACGTGGAACATTAGAACAGCCTAAACGTGGAACAGTCGCGCTCCCCGCCCCTTCGGGGTTGGCATCGTTGGGGCTCCACGCCGCTCTTGGAACTGGTATCAGGGGTGTTAGGGAATCCCTAACAACGCAGGGCGCGTGGCTGTCGAGGGCTGGTTGGGTGCGAAGTCCGGGCACTACGCCGCTCTTGGAACTGGTATCAAAGCCATGTTAGGGAATCCCTAACATGGCATCACAAATCGAATGGGCAAAAAAAAAGCCCCGCCGAAGCGGGGCTCTGTGGGTTAGGCGTTAGCCGGGATTCGGGCCAGTGCCGATTGCAAGTCCTTGATGAACGCGGCCATGTCCTTGATCGTAGTGCTTTCCTTCTTTTGTGCCTGAGTGATGATCTCGCTGAGCACCTTGCGCTTGGTGGCTTCCCACGTTGACTTGTCAGCTTCTGCACCGTCAGACTCACCGGACGCATCACGCTCACGCCGTGACAATGCATTGCGCAAATCCTTGAGCTTGGAGCCGATTTGCTGCTGCCAGTAGCGCTTGTCTTTTTTCTGTGCTTCGCTCAGGCTTTTGGTGTCCTTCTTGAGCAGGGCCTGAACATTGGCCGCGAAGCCGGTCACGATGCCGGTGCACACCGATTCGTACAGAGTGCGGGGTTCATCTTTGCCCGGTGCCTTAAGCATGTCAGCCGTCACACCATCGGCGTGCAAGGCGTCCACCGCCTTGACCTTGGACTTGTCAGCTTTCAGGGTAGAGCCCGACCATGCACCGATGGCAGAGATGGTCGCGTTGGACAGTTTCACGTTAGTTGCTTTCATTTCAGTTCCTTGTGCATCGGGTTGAGTTGGTATCGACTAGATGCGTCGTCGATGGGATGTATTATGCATAACATGTTATGGTTTGTCAAGGATTGGCACAATCCGATAGGCTGGCGGCGATAGGGAATCCCTAACATAGGGGGGCGCGGTGACCCACCCGTACCCATCCCCCCGCGCATGGTTTGGAGTCCCGTTGGCTGCGAAGGTCTACTATTACGCTCAAACACCCCCCACGTCCTTGAGTTGGGACCCCATACCACTGTAATTTTTTACAGTAGTTGACGAAATTCGGGTTATCGCTACATCTGTCGCAACATACTTTTGTGACCCCCCACCCCATAACTTCTTACCATTAGCCGTTCGCCGCCTGTCCCTGCGACACCTATGGGACACCCACCATAGGGAAGTTTGACATCCTTTGGGAAAACAAACTACACTGTGCGCGTTGGTGGCCCATGGCCCGTTGCTTGGTTTTATCAAAGTTACAGGCAGCGCGGCACCTGCACATAAGGCCACCAACACCCGGTCCAAGGACTTGCGAATGACAATCGAACTGATGCCTGAATTGGGCGTGGAAATCACGCCCGACATCTCATACATCGACCTGCGAGAGCGGGCCGAGGCAGCATGCCGTTCGGCGCTTTTGCTGGAAAAGCACGGTCTTGACCTTGAGCCCACCGCCGAGGATCAAGAAGTCGCGGCCAAGTTGACGACGGCGTACGCTGAAGACCCGGAGCGCACCTCCAAGCTCACAAGCAACGTGCGTGCGGCCTCCCTGACCCCCGCTTCCCTGATCAATATCCGCGACTACCTCGGTGAATACGGGCGTGCCGTGGTCACACACGCGGTGGAAGTGCGTCATCTGGTGACAAACCGACTGCTCGAAGAGTCCCGCAACCCTGATCCCCGCATCAGAATCCGTGCGTTGGAGCTTTTGGGCAAGCACAGTGACGTCGGGCTGTTCTCAGAGAAGCAGGAAGTCACGATCACGCACCAGACGACCGACGAATTGAAGGAACGCCTGCGCGGAAAGCTGCAAAAACTCATGCGAAAGCAAGAAATCGTGCAGGACGCCATAGAAGTGGGTGGTGAGATCATAGACATTGACGCTGAACTGGGCCTTTCCCCGAAAGAACCCAAAGAAAACACGTCTGAAACCGAAAATTCCCCGGAAATTTGCACAAATCCTGCAAAAACGGTCGATATTTTTGAGCCAGAACAAGAATGAGCGCGTCCGACACCTCGGTGGACCTCAATATCGACTTCACAGAGGAAGAAGTCCAGCTTATGCTGGACAATTTGGACTCGTACACCCCTGAGGAACAGGCGGAAATCGAGAAAATCGCGGACATCCTGCATGCCCGCAAGCTGGCACAGTCGTGCCATGACGACCTGATCGAGTTCTGCAAGCACATGCAGCCTGACTACAAAGTCGGGCGGCACCACCGCAAGCTGGCGGCGATGCTGATGGCGATCGCCAAGGGGGAAAAGGACCGTGTTTGCGTGAACATGCCACCACGCCACGGCAAATCGCAGTTGGTTAGTATTTACTTCCCGGCGTGGTTCTTAGGACGTTACCCCAACAAGAAGGTTCTGATGGTGTCCCACACCACGGACCTCGCCGTGGACTTTGGTCGCAAGGTGCGAAACATCATCGACAGCGATGCGTACAAGGAAGTTTTCCCGAACACCACGCTTGCCGCAGATTCCAAGTCTGCCGGGCGCTGGAACACCAACTACGGCGGCGAATACTTTGCCTGTGGTGTGGGCTCCGCCCTTGCTGGGCGCGGCGCTGACCTGCTGCTGGTCGATGACCCGCACAACGAACAGGACATCATCAACGGCAACTTCGAGATTTTCGAGAAGGCGTACGAGTGGTTCACCTACGGTGCCCGTACCCGTCTGATGCCCGGTGGCCGGGTGGCTATCGTGCAAACGCGTTGGCATCAGGACGACCTGACCGGGCGCGTGACCCGCGACATGGGCCAGAATGAGAAGGCCGACCAGTACGAGGTGGTGGAGTTCCCAGCGATCGTGGAGGTGCCGTCAAAGGACGACCCCAAGGTCATCACCGAGAAGCCCCTGTGGCCAGAGTTTTTTGACCTCGCAGCGCTGCACAGAACAAAAGCGTCCATGCCGGTGTTCCAGTGGAACGCCCAGTACCAGCAAAACCCCACCTCCGAGGAGGCGTCCGTCGTCAAGCGGGAGTGGTGGAACGAGTGGACAAAGGAAGACCCGCCGGACTGTGAGTACATCATCATGACGCTGGACGCCGCAGCCGAGACCCACAACCGTGCCGACTTCACAGCACTGACCACGTGGGGCGTGTTCTTCAACGAGGAGCGCGAGGGGCCGGGTGCAAATACCTACAACATCATCCTCCTGAACGCGATCAAAAAGCGCATGGAGTTCCACGAACTCAAGGAGTTGGCCACCGAGGAGTACCGCGAGTGGGAGCCCGACAGCTTCATCGTGGAAAAGAAGTCATCAGGCACCGCGCTTTACCAAGAATTGCGCCGCACCGGGATACCTGTGGGTGAATACACACCACACAGAGGTAGCGGTGACAAGTTAGCACGGTTAAACTCTGTGTCTGACATCGTGAGGTCAGGAATTTGCTGGGTTCCGCAAACCCGCTGGGCCGAGGAAGTGGTCGAGGAGATTGCTGGCTTTCCGTTCATGGCGCACGATGACTTGGTGGATACCACCGTGATGGCGCTCATGCGGTTCCGTCAGGGCGGGTTCATCAGGCTCCCAAGCGACGAGCCTGATGAGGTCAGGTACTTCAAGTCGCGTAGCAAGAACCGCTACTACTGAGCAAAGGATTGAGCATGGCATCGAACAGCATGAGCCCCGGTCTGTACCAAGCCCCCAAGGGGCTGGACGAAGAAGATCAATCGACTGATCTTGAGGTAGAGATTGCCGAAGGCCCGCTGGGCGAGGGCGAGATTGAGATCGTTGAACTCCCCGATGGTACGGTGGAGGTCAACCTTGAACCGAGCGCCGACGACGAGGCTGAGGGTGAGTTTGGCGACAACCTTGCCGAGTTCATGGACGAGGGCGTGCTGCAAAAGCTCGCCGGGGAACTCACAGAACTTGTGGATGCTGACATCACATCACGCAAGGAGTGGGCCGACACCTTCGTCAAGGGGCTCGAAGTGCTGGGCTTCAAGTACGAGGAGCGCACTGATCCTTGGGACGGCGCATCAGGTGTGTTCTCCACGGTGCTGGCCGAGGCGGCAATTCGCTTCCAAGCCGAGACCATGAGCGAGACATTCCCCGCTGCCGGGCCTGTCAAGACAAAGATTCTGGGCAAGTTCACCAAGGAGAAGGAAGAAGCTGCCGAGCGCGTGCGCGAGGACATGAACTTCCAGATCACCGAGAAGATGGTGGAGTACCGCTCGGAGCACGAGCGCATGCTCTACTCGCTGGGCCTCGCAGGCTCTGCGTTCAAGAAGGTCTACTTCGACCCCAACATTGGCCGTCAGGTCAGCATCTACCTCCCCGCAGAAGATGTCATCGTGCCTTACGGCACCAGCCACATTGAGCAAGCCGAGCGTGTCACGCACGTCATGCGCAAGACCAAGAACGAGGTTGAGCGTCTGATGGCCGCAGGCTTCTACGTTGACTGCGAGTTGGGCGAGCCTGTCCAGTTCCACACGGACATCGAGAAGAAAAAGGCCGAAGAGGGTGGCTACACCCTGCAAGATGACGACCGCTACGCGCTGCTGGAGATTCACGCAAACCTGTGCATCGAGGGCGTGGACGACGAGGAGAATGACCTCGCCAAGCCGTACGTGGTGACTATCGACAAAGGCACCGGCAAGGTGCTGGCTGTGCGCCGCAACTGGGAGGAAGATGACCCCCTGATGCTCAAGCGCAACCACTTCGTACACTACGTGTACGTGCCGGGCTTTGGCTTCTACGGTCTGGGCCTGATCCACATCATTGGTGGCTACGCCCGCGCTGGTACCTCAATCATCCGTCAGTTGATCGACGCTGGCACCCTGAGCAACCTGCCGGGTGGTGTGAAGTCCCGAGGCATGCGCATCAAGGGTGACGACACGCCGATCGCTCCGGGTGAGTGGCGCGACGTGGACGTGCCCAGCGGCTCTATCAAGGACAACTTCGTACCGCTGCCGTACAAAGAGCCGAGCCAGACTCTGTTGGCGCTGCTCCAGCGAATCACGGAAGAAGGTCGGCGTCTGGGCGCTATCTCTGACATGAACGTGTCGGACATGAGCGCAAACGCACCTGTGGGCACCACGCTGGCAATCCTTGAGCGTACGCTCAAGCCCATGGCCGCTGTTCAGAGCCGTGTGCACTACGCGATGAAGCAGGAGTTCAAGCTCCTCAAGGCCATCATCGCTGACTACGCTCCCGAGGACTACAGCTACGAGCCTGAGACTGGCCACGTCATGGCCCGCAAGAGCGACTACTCGATGGTCGATGTCATCCCGGTGAGCGACCCGAACAGCAGCACGATGGCACAGCGCGTGGTGCAGTATCAGGCTGTGTTCCAGATGGCCCAGAGTGCGCCGCAGATTTATGACCTGCCGTATCTGCACCGCCAGATGATCGAGACGCTGGGCATCAAGAACGCCGACAAGATCGTGCCAACCAGCGACGACGCCAAGCCGAAAGACCCTGTGTCCGAGAACATGGCAGCACTCGTGGGCAAGCCCATGAAGGCGTTCATCTACCAAGATCACGATGCCCACATCGCCGCACACACGGCGTTCATGCAAGACCCGATGATCGCAGCCAGCATTGGCCAGAACCCCATGGCCCAGCAGATCATGGCTGCGCTGCAAGCGCACATCGCCGAGCACTTGGGCTTCAGCTACCGCAAGCAGATCGAGGAGCGTCTGGGTGTTCAGTTGCCCCCGCCCGACGAGGAGTTGCCCGAGGACATCGAGGTTCAGTTGGCCAAGCTCGTGGCCGACGCTGGCAAGCAGGTTGCTCAGGCGCACCAGCAGCAAGCTGCCCAGCAGCAAGCTCAGCAACAAGCCGCCGACCCACTGTTCCAGTTGGAGCAGGCCAAGGTGCAAGTCAAGCAGACCGAGGTGCAGGCCAAGGCGCAGAAGCTCGCTGCCGACGCCGCATTGGCTCAGGCAAAACAGCAGGCCGACATGCAGATCGCTGCGCAAAAGCTCATGCTGGAGCGTGAGCGCGTGCAGATCGAGGCCATGAAAGAGGGCAAGCGCATCCAGTCGCAGGAAAAGCAGAACGCACAGCGTCTGAAGCTCGATGCGCTGAAGGTGCTGGCTACGCCGAAGAACCAGCCCAAGCCGCCAGCCAGCGGCAAGAAGGAGTAATCCATGGCCAAAACCGTCTTTGACGTGCTGATTCAGAAATACGAGGAGGACGTGGCCTCCTCAACACAGTTCTTGGTAGGAGGCGGAGCAAAGAGCTTCGACGACTACAAGGAAGTGGTAGGCAGGATTCGAGGTCTCCAGCTTGCCATTCAAACCACCAAAGACCTTTCGCGTTCTCAAATGGAAGAAGATGATGAGTGAAAACCAAACCGCCGTGACCGAAGAGGAGATTGAGGCTCAGATGCCCAAGCCTGTCGGGTATCGGTTGCTGATTGCTTTGCCGCAGATTGAAGAGACCTTCAATACGTTGGGCATTGTGAAGTCCGAGCGAACCATGTACGAGGAGCAGTTGATGACTGTGACTGGTGTGGTGCTCGATATGGGCGAGCAAGCCTATGCTGACAAGGATCGTTTCCCCAACGGCCCTTGGTGCAAGGTAGGTGACTTCGTGGTGTTCCGCGCCAACTCTGGCACGCGCATCCGGGTCAACGGCGTGGAATACCGCCTGATGAACGACGACTCCATCGAAGCAGTCGTGGCTGATCCGCGTGGCATCACGCGTGCGTAAGGAGGCATACCATGCCTATGGAAAAAGTTGAGTTCTCGTTTCCTGATCCTGATCGGGACGCGAGCAAAGACATCAAGATGAAGGATGACGGCTCTGCGGAGATTGTCATCGACGGTCGTCGTGACCCCTTCGAGAACGTGCCTGACAAGGACGACAAGCCCGCAGCCAAGAAGCAAAAGGCTGAGGAAGACGACATCGACATTGAGGTGGTGGACGACACCCCCAAGAAAGATCGCGGCAAGAAGCCGTCTACTCCCCCTGAAGACCTGACTGACGAGGAGTTGGAAAACTACTCGGAGAAGGTCAAGAAGCGCCTCCAGCACTTCAGCAAGGGCTACCACGACCAGCGCCGCGCCGCCGAACAGGCAGCACGCGAGAAGGCTGAATTGGAAGCCATGACGGCCCGTCTCCTTGAGGAGAACAAGAAGCTCAAGGGTACTGTCGGCCAGAACCAGCAAGCCATGCTGGAGCAGGCCAAGAAGATGGCCGAGCGTGAGCTTGAGGAGGCCAAGGCCAAGTTCAAAGCCGCATACGATGCAGGCGAATCGGATGCTGTAGTTGCTGCACAGGAGGAAATGACTGCTGCAAAACTGAAAGCAGACCGAGTAAACAATCTCAAACTGCCCTCTTTACAAGAGGATGAAACTGAGGTACAAACTCAAACAACCGCCCCAGCAGTCGTTGATGACCGGGCCGTGCAGTGGCAAAAAGACAATGCGTGGTTCGGTCAAGATGATGAGATGACCAGCTTTGCGCTGGGGTTGCATCAGAAGTTGGTCAAACAGGGCGTGAATCCACGCTCGGACGAATACTACGAGAAGATTAACTCTCGTATGCGCCAAGTCTTCCCCGACGCCTTTGGTGACGAGGATGACGAACCAGAGGAAACAAAGCCCCGTCGCAAGACGAACGTCGTGGCACCAGCTACTCGCAGCACTGCACCCAAGAAAATCGTGCTGACGCAAACGCAGGTGGCATTGGCCAAACGGCTTGGTGTGCCGCTGGAAGAATACGCCAAACAGGTTGCAATGGAAATGAGGAAACAAAATGGCTGAGAACAGACTGAATCGTGAGCATGAAACCCGTGAAAAAACGGCCCGTAAACGTGCTTGGGTACGCGCAGACACCCTGCCCAACCCCACGCCCGAGGACGGCTATGAATTCCACTGGGTCCGCGTGAGCACTCGTGGTGAAGTTGACCCCATGAACGTGTCCCTCAAACTCCGTGAAGGCTGGGAACCTGTCAAAGCATCGGATCACCCGGAAATCTTTGTGGCTGGCGTCGAGAACGAACGCTTCAAAGACAACATCCTGATTGGTGGCCTGCTGCTGTGCAAAGCCCCGAAGGAACTCGTTGAGGATCGTAACGAATTCTTCCTTGGAGAATCGACGAACCAAATGCGTTCCGTTGACAACAATCTCATGCGCGAGAATGATCCTCGTATGCCGCTCTTCAACGAGCGCAAAACGAAGGTCACTTTCGGTAAAGGCACTTAATTTTTTGGAGTTCTGAAAATGGCATACCCCACCGTTTCTGCTCCCTACGGCTTCAAGCCTGTCAACCGTGTTGATGGCATGCCGTACGCTGGTCAAACTCGTCAACTGACGATCGCCTCCGGCTACGCTGCAAACATCTTCTACGGTGACTTGGTTGAACTCGTTACGGGCGGCACCATTCAAAAATTCACCGGCACCACCTCTGGCGCTATGGTTGGCGTGTTCGTTGGCTGTTCTTACACCAACCCCACCACCAAGCAGCCCGTGCAAGCCCAATACTGGCCCAGCGGCACCGTTGCCTCTGACGCCGTGGCTTACGTGGTTGATGACCCGATGGCTCAGTTCCAAGTGGCTGTGACCAACTCGTCCAGCGAAGTCGTGGATACCACCACCATCGCTGCTCGTGGCGCAAACATGTCTGTGATCCAAGGCACCGGCAACACCAACACTGGCGACTCCGGTCAGTCCGTGCTGGCTGGCTCTGAAGCTACGACTGCCACCCTGCCGATCCGTGTGATTGACGTGGTTCCTGCCACGAAGACCACCACGGGTTACCCTGAAATTCTGGTGAAGCTCAACACTCACCAGTACAACTCGACCACTGGCGTCTAAGGAGTAGATCATGGCTATTAGTCGCGCACAACTGCTGAAAGAACTGCTCCCCGGCCTGAACGCACTGTTTGGTCTGGAGTACAAGAAGTACGGCGAAGAGCACAAGGAGATTTTCGAGACCGAAACCTCCGAGCGTTCGTTTGAAGAAGAGACCAAGCTCTCTGGCTTCAGCGCCGCCCCGGTGAAGAACGAAGGTTCCGCGCTGGCATACGACAACGCTCAGGAAGCATGGACTGCACGTTACGTGCACGAGACCATCGCTATGGGTTTCTCGCTGACCGAAGAGGCCATCGAAGACAACCTGTACGACTCGCTGTCCAGCCGCTACACCAAGGCGCTTGCCCGTGCTATGGCCTACACCAAGCAGGTCAAAGCCGCCAACATCCTGAACCAAGGCTTCGCTGGTGGCCCCACCTACGGTGACGGCCAGACTCTGTTCTCTACCGCTCACCCGCTGGTGTCCGGTGGCGTGAACAGCAACCGCCCCACCGTCGCTGCCGACCTGAACGAGACTTCTCTGGAAGCCGCCGTCATTCAGATCGCTGCATGGACGGATGAACGTGGTCTGCTGATCGCCGCCAAGCCCCGCAAGCTGATCGTTCCGCCGAGCCTGCAATTCGTTGCAGAGCGCCTGCTGAAGACCGAACTGCGTGTGGCTACCGCCGACAACGACATCAACGCACTGAAGTCGATGGGTTCCATCCCCGAAGGTTATGCCGTCAACCACTACCTGACGGACACCAACGCTTGGTTCCTGACCACCGACGTGCCCAACGGTCTGAAGCACTTCGTCCGTACGCCAATGCAAACCGGCATGGACGCTGACTTTGACACCGGCAACAGCCGCTACAAGGCCCGTGAGCGTTACAGCTTCGGCGTGTCTGATCCTCTGGGTGTGTACGGCTCCCCCGGCGCCTGATCACCACGGTGGAAAAACGGAAAGGGGGCCTTGTGCCCCCTTTTCTTTTGGGGTATATTGCCTTCACTCCGGGGTTATCCGGCGTTCTGACAGTCCCGGCTGACGACATGCAGACAGAACGCCCCAACTCGCATGTGAGGAATCATCATGGCTTCTACCACTTTCTCCGGCCCGGTCACCTCGCCCAACGGTTTCATCGGCGCCGCCACTGTCCCTACTTACACCGTGGCTTCTGCCCCTTCCGCGTCTACCGCTGGCGCAGGTACGCTGATCTACGTGTCCAATGGCGCAGCTGGCTCGGCAATTCTGGCCTTCTCAGACGGAACCAACTGGAAGCGTTCTGATACGGGCGGCACCATCGCAGCTTCTTGATAGGAGCCGTTATGAGCAATCGCTTTGTCCCGCCTTCAGTTGAAGAGCTTGCTGCCCGAGGCCTTGATGCCGACGGCAATCCGATCAAAAAAGCAGCACCGAAAAAAGCCAAAGTGACTGAGGCTGTCGAAGCCCCCGCACCAACCGCTGACGACGTTCCTGCTGCCACAGAGGAGTAAACATGCGTCCAATTGTCCTGACACAAACAGGCACGGGCGCTTCTTCCGGCATGGCCGTCATGGATCACTACCAGACGCCGTTTAATGCCGGGATTGGCGTCGTTGTGTCTGGTACGGTGAACTACACCATTCAGCACACGTTTGATAACATCTTGGCAGCGTCGGTTACGCCCACGTGGTTTAACCACCCTACCTTGGCTTCGCAGACAGCTGCGGCGGATGGTAACTACGCGTTTCCAGTTCGCGCAATTCGTGTGTTTGTGAACTCTGGCACTGGCACGGCAACGGCCACTGTCATTCAAGCAGGGATGCCCGGACGATGAGCAACATAGGTTTTGCGGGGGTAACCGATTACGCTATGACTACCACGGCTACTGCCGTGCGTACGATGGGCGTGACTGGTGTTGGGAGCAGTTCAGAAACTGTGCAAGGCCCTTCTTTGGGCTTAAACTTTTTGACCGGACCCACCGGAGGTCCGGTGCTCGACCCCCGCATCACCTTCACACGAGCCAGTAATGCCACGGTGACGAACTCTGATGGCACGATTGGCTATGCACCTCACAACATGCTGACGTACTCGGAGCAGTTTGATAATGCTCAGTGGGTCAAAGGAGCAAGTTGTGTTGTTACTGCAAATGCTGCGACTGCACCTGACGGGACAAGCACCGCCGATTTTGTTGTCAGTAGCGGAACAACTGCTGGTGCTAACACAATCCGCAATCTGCAAACCACTTCAGACCCTAACGGAAGCACCTACACGTTTTCCGTCTGGCTTCGCGCAGACGCTCCAACAACCACAACCATTCGCTGCGCCAACGCTGCCGATGGAGATGGCGGTCAGCAAACCGTAAATGTTGGAACGACTTGGCAACGGTTTTCTGTTTCTTGCACCTTTACAGTCACAAGCACAGGTGTTCGTGGTGCAATTAATTATCAGTCTTCGGCTGTTTCGGTCTACGTCTGGGGCGCTCAACTCAACGTAGGCGCATTGCAGCCGTACTACACCACCACGGTGAAGAACCTGCTGGGTTTTACGCAGGAGTTCGACAACGCTGCTTGGACTAAGAGCAACAGCAGCATCAGCGCGACAAAGGTGACGGCCCCAGACGGAAGCCTGACCGGGCAGAAGTTGGTGGAGAACACGGCGAACACAATTCATTCAATGAACCAAAGTGCCGGGTTTACTGCGGGCGCTGTTTACACAGCATCCTTGTATGTTAAACAGGCAGAAGCTGGTAGATTCTTACAAATTGTTCTTCCATCCGCTGCGTTTGGAACTAATTTCCGCGCAACTTTTAATGTTGTCAACGGTACCTCTGTCAACTCATCTGGCACACCTTCGGCATCTTCAATTCAGGCCGTAGGAGGTGGATGGTATCGCTGTTCATTTTCATTGCGGGCAACAATCACGGCAACGGCACCAATCACGCTTGCGTTGGCAAACAGCTCGGCTGCAAGTTTGGCGGCAATCAGTTACCTCGGCGACGGCACCTCTGGCATCCTGATCTGGGGCGCACAGCTGAGCGACAGCGCAAGCCTTGACCAGTACGTGTACAACCCCGGCGCAGCACCCACAGCAGCGGCCTACTACGGCCCTCGGTTCGACTACGACCCTGTGACGCTGGCTCCGAAGGGCCTGCTGATTGAGGAGCAGCGGACAAACAGCATCCGAAACAACATGATGGTTGGAGCTGTGGCAGGGACGCCGGGGACGTTGCCAACGAACTGGTCGCTCGGCGGTGTTGGCGCGCTTTCGCAAGAAGTTGTTGGCATTGGTGTTGAAAACGGCATCAACTACATTGACATCAGGCTGTTTGGCACTACAACGTCCACTTCGTGCGGCGTTCGGTTTGAGTCGGCAACAAGTGTTGCCGTGTCCTCTGGGCAGACTTGGACAGTGTCTACTTATTGCCGGATGGTTGGTGGCAGCACCGCGAATATCTCAACGGTCAACCTCAACATCGCAGGTCTTACTTCCGGTGGGGCAGGCACGACTGACACGGGCAACACGTCTCTCTTGCCGTTTCTAAGTGAAGCAAGCCTTAGATCAACCCGTGCCTCTCGGGCCTTAACTTTTGCGGATGCCACGACAGCCTTCGCCCGTTCTCAAGTGGTTGCAGGGTTCTCTGTTGGCGCAGCCATCGACATCACCCTCCGCATCGGCCTGCCCCAACTGGAGCAGGGAGCCTTTGCAACATCGGTGATCCCCACCACCACCGCAGCAGCCACCCGAGCCGCTGATGTGGCTGTGATGACGGGGGCGAACTTCTCGAACTGGTATCGAGCTGATGAGGGTAGTTTTTATGCTCAATACTCTAGGTTAAGCGCGAACGCAGCTGGAAATCAAATCCCGTTGATGGCTTCTGATGGAACGGGCGCAAACATCATTGCCATTACTGACGGTGTAAACGGCTCGGCGGATAGGGTTTTGATCAATACAAATAATGTGAGCCAAATGAACACAGGCTCTATTAGCTACACTGCCAACCAAATTTTGGCGAGGTCTATTGGTGTAAAAACGGACGATTGTGCAACCGCAGTAAACGGTGGCAATCTTGCAACAGACAATACGGTGACCCTACCCGTGGTAAACCAATTAAACATTGGATATGCGCCTTATTTTTCCTCATCAAGAATTAACGGCCACATCCGCAAGATCGCCTACTACCCCCACCGCCTTGCCAATAGCGAGCTTCAGGCCATCACTGCTTGATAGGAGAAAACAACATGGAAGAACAAGAACTGATCCTGCAAGAGCCGGTAGAGCAGCCTGCTTGGGGCGACCTCTACCTCAAGTTCGCCAGCGAGGAAGAAGCCAACCAAGTGTTGGAAGGCTATCCCGGCTCCATCGACGTGATCGGTGTGATCTGGAAGCCTGTTGGCGAGTTTGACGAGGAGGGTGGTCAAGCCGCCGAAGCCATCCCCGGCTGGCATGTGAATGTGCGTGGCCAGCTGCTGCCTGAGCTGGTATCATTTTCAGTTGAAGTCGCTACACCCGCCCGGGTGTGGGCGTAGGAGCAAACATGGCTAAGTCACCAGCATGGCAGCGAAAAGAGGGGAAGTCCGAGAAAGGCGGCTTGAACGCCAAGGGGCGGGCTTCCTACAACAAGGCGAATCCCGGCAAGCCGGGGTTGAAAGCTCCTCAACCAGAGGGCGGCCCCCGCCGCGACTCCTTCTGTGCCAGAATGACCGGCATGAAAAAGAAGCTGACCAGCGAGAAGACGGCCAAAGACCCCAACAGTCGCATCAACAAGAGCCTGCGGGCATGGAATTGTTGAGATGAAGAACGAACTTTCTGAAACCGCAAAGCACGTCGTCGATGTGCTTTCCGTTGCCACGGTGCTGGGCACCCTGATCGACATGCTACCTTCAATCGCCGCAGTTTTCACGATTGTCTGGACCGGCATCCGTATTTGGGAGACCGATACTGTGCGCAGCCTGACAGGTCGTAGAGGAGCCAACAATGCCGAGCAAGAGTAAAGCTCAACACAACTTCATGGCAGCGGTGGCGCACAACCCCGCGTTTGCCAAGAAGGCAGGAGTCCCACAGTCTGTGGGAAAAGATTTCACACAGGCCGACAAAGGCCGCAAATTTGCGAAAGGTGGTGACACTATGGCTACGAGCAAGAAAGCAATGGAAATGCGCCACGCCAAGGCGATGGAAAAGGCCGGTCTTCCCAAGAAGATGGTGGCCGAAGAACGCAAAGAGGCGATGGAGTACAAGAAGGGCGGCAGCGTGTTCCGCAAGGCTGCTGACGGTGTTGCCAAGAAGGGCAAGACCAAGGGTACTCAGATCGTCATGAAGAAAGGCGGGATGTGCAAATGAAAAAGAAGTACGCCGACGGCGGTATGTTTCGTGCAGGCATGCCCGTACCTCAAGATGTGGACGGCGCGTCTGTGACACCCGGCCCCAAAAAGCCCGCTATGAAGAAGCCCGCCCCAGTCAAGCGCCCTGTGCGTTCTGAACCTGATGCTGGCGGCGGTGCAGCCCTGCCGGGTAGCCTCGAAGGTAAGGGCGTTACCCCTGCATTCAAAAAGGGTGGCTCTGTGGGCTCCGCTTCGCGCCGTGCTGACGGTATTGCACGTCAGGGCAAGACCAAGGGGCGTATGCTGTGATGGCCAGCCGAGGCATGGGAGCAATCAACCCGAGCAAGATGCCGGGTGGAAAAACCATGCGCCGCAAAGATGGTGACAAGTTCGACGACAACGGCGTGACCAAGCGCCGCAAGGACGGCGACAAGTTCACTCTCTTTGCGCAGGGCGGCACCGCGAAAGGCAAGAAATGACCACTTCAGGCACCTCTGACTTCAACCTCGAATTCACCGACGTGGCGGAGGAGGCGTGGGAGCGTGCCGGTCGTGAGATGCGTTCTGGCTACGACTTGCGCACTGCGCGTCGTTCCATGAACCTGATGACCATCGAGTGGCAGAACCGTGGCATCAACATGTGGACGATTGACGAGGGCACTGTGAACCTCGTTCAAGGGCAGGCCGAATATGACCTCCCTGCTGACACCATCGACCTCATGGAGCACGTCGTTCGTACGGGCGCAGGCAATGTGTCCACACAAGCGGACCTGACAATCACTCGCATCAGTGTCTCTACTTACGCGACGATCCCCAACAAGCTCCAGCAAGCTCGCCCGATTCAAGTCTGGGTTCGCCGCCTTCGCGACAATCCCAAGATCGTTGTCTGGCCGGTTCCCGATCAGGGTACCGAAGAGAACCCGTACTACGTCTTCAAATACTGGCGCATGCGCCGCATTGAAGACGCTGGCGCAGGTGTCCAGACACCCGACATGAACTTCCGCTTCCTGCCTGCACTGACTGCCGGGCTGGCGTACCACATCGCTATGAAGGTGCCGGAGTTGGCGCAGCGCGTCCCGATGCTCAAAGACGCCTACGAGGAGCAGTTCAATCTGGCCGCAGGTGAGGATCGGGAAAAAGCTGCTGTGCGGTTTGTGCCGCGCCGCTCGTACATCGGGGGCGGTTGATGGGTAATCGCTTCGCCTCCAACAAGATTGCCATTGCGATCTGTGACCGATGCGGGTTTCGATTCCGCTTGCGCGAGTTGCGCACGTTGGTGATCAAGACCAAGCAGGTCAACATGTTGGTGTGCCCCGAGTGCTGGGAACCCGACCAGCCACAGTTGCAGTTGGGCATGTACCCTGTGGACGACCCACAGGGGTTGCGCAACCCCCGCCCCGATAACACCTACGTGCAATCTGGCACCCTTGCCGACGGTTCTATTGGTGAAGGTAGCCGTAATATCCAGTGGGGTTGGAACCCGGTGGGTGGTGCACGCAGCTATGATGACCCCCTGACACCAAATACCTTGGTTGCGCGGGGACAAATTGGTACAGTATCAATCGTGACAACGTAAGGAGTGTGAGATGGCAACGAAGCAAACTCAAGGTAGTGCCCCGACCCAAAAAGGTCCAAGCAAGGGTAATCCGGGCAAGACGAACCAAGACATGAAGACCATGGGCCGAAATCTCGCCAAGGTCGCTGCACAGAAGCGTGGAGGCTGATATGTCTGGAAAGATCAAACCATTCAAGATGGAACCTGCTGGTGAGGTGTCGCCTAAAAAGGACGCCAAGGAAACGAAGACCGTCATCGCCAACAAGCGAGTGGACGACTACGCCCCCACCAAAACCAGCGGTATCAAGATGCGCGGCGCAGGCGCTGCCACCAAAGGCGTTATGTGCCGTGGCCCCATGGCCTAAGAGGTAGACATGAACTACACCGAGTTGTGTATCAACATCCAAGACATCTGCGAGAACGAGTTCTCGGCGGATGAACTCGCCATGTTTACGGAACAGGCTGAGCAGAAGATTTACAACACGGTGCAGATTCCAGCCCTCCGTAGAAACGTGACGGGCACCATGTCTGTGGGTAATCAGTATCTGCAAATCCCTTCGGACTTCCTGTACTGCTACTCACTGGCGGTTATTGATACGAGCGGTGAATACCACTTCCTCCTCAACAAGGATGTGAACTTCATCCGTGAGGCGTACCCAATCAACAACCTTGCCTCGCGTGGTCGCCCCCGCCATTACGCCAACTTCGACGATTCCGCATTTATTCTCGGCCCTACACCAGACCTCGCATATAGTGCAGAGTTGCACTATGGCTACTACCCTGAGTCCATCGTGACGGCGGGTACCACGTGGTTGGGGGATGAGTTTGATTCTGCCCTGCTCAATGGCGCATTGGTCGAAGCCATCCGCTTCATGAAGGGTGAGCAAGACATGATTGCTGTGTACGAGAAGTTGTACGTACAGGCAATTGGTCTGTTGAAACAACTGGGCGACGGCAAACTGCGGCAGGATGCGTATCGCTCTGGGCAAGTCCGTATCCCTGTCAGTTAAGGAGTTAGAAAATGGCAATCACTCAAGCGATGTGCACCTCTTTCAAGGTTGGAATCCTCAACGGGAATTTCAACTTTGGTACGGGCACGTCCCAAACATTCAAGATCGCGTTGTACACGTCGTCGGCCACTTTGAGTGCCGCCACCACTGCGTACACCACGTCCAACGAAGTTGTTGGTACCGGGTACACCGCCGGTGGTCAGAGTTTGACGATCAGTCAGGTGCCTACATCTTCAGGTACCACTGCGTTCATTGACTTCTCTGATGTCACATGGGCGACGGCAACGATCACAGCCCGTGGCGCTCTGATCTATCTGGCCAACGGAACGACGAACCCCGCCGTGTGCGTGCTGGATTTTGGTGGGGACAAGACCTCCACTGCCGGTAACTTTACGGTGCAGTTCCCGATCAATGACGCATCATCTGCGGTCATCCGTATTGCCTGATGGTGAGATGTGGCATCGTCTGTTGAATACGTAGGATGGGGGTCCGGCCCTTGGAGCAGAGGCTCTTGGGGGCTTGACCTCACCGAAGTATTTGTAGATGGAGTTTCTGCAACGGGGCAGATTGGCTCCGTTTTTGTTTCTGCAGGTGCAAATGTTCCTGTAACCGGCGTAGGGGCTGCCGGTGCTGTCGGCACAGTTATCGTTGCTGCAAGCGCCACAGCGGTCGTTATTGGTGTTTTTGCAACCGGCCAGACGGGCACAGTTACCGTCACTGGCGCTGCAAACGTATTTCCCACTGGAGTTCAAGCCGCAGGCCAGATTGGTACGGTTTCTGTTGTTACTGATGCCAATGTTCCCATTACTGGTGTTGCGGCTACTGGAGCGATCGGCACTGCTACTGTTGCGGCTACAGGCCAGATTGGTTTCGTCACAGTAACAGGCACTGGTGTTATTGACGTCACGGGCGTCGAGGCCACCGGGCAGATTGGCAACGTCACCATCCTCCAGTCGATTGTCATTTATGTCACTGGCGTACAGGCAACGGGGCAGGTTGGTACGGCAACTGTTTCCGCAAAGGCAACAGTTCAAGTCACCGGCGTGTACGCTGTTGGATATGTTGGGTCAGTCAACGTCTGGGGTCTGATCAATGACATTCAAAACGCCGAATGGGGAAATATAGGAACCATTCAGTCTGCAGGATGGGCTGCAATAGATGACATCCAGACAAGCGGGTGGCAAAATGTCGATGACGCTCAATCCCCCGGCTGGGCGCAGGTCGGGACAACGCAAACACCTGATTGGCAGCAGATCGCTGCGTAAGGAAGATTATGGCAACGCAATACACATCACTCCTTGGGCTGGCATTGCCAGTGACGGGCGAGTTGTCGGGCACATGGGGAGACACTGTTAATGACTCCATCACGTCATTGCTTGACACCGCCGTAGCAGGCACAACCACCCTGAACACTGATGCCGACGTAACGCTATCCACCACGACTGGCGCAGCCAATCAGGCACGACAGGCGATTATTCTGTGGACAGCCAATGGCACGACGACGCGAAACATTACTGCCCCGGCGCAGTCAAAAGCCTATGTGGTCATCAACAAATCAGCTGGTACGCAGTCGATTGTATTCCGCGCTGTTGGCCCCACAACCGGCGTAACGATTGCCAAGAACGAAGCGGCCATCGTGGCATGGAACGGGTCTGACTTCATTAAGGTCAGCAACATCAATGGCACGGGCACATTCACCAATTTGGATGTAGCTGGCACCACAACGCTAAATGCTCTTACGGCCTCGACTGCGCTGGCTTTAAACGCCAGCAAAGAGATTGTGAGTGTGGCAAACACCGGGACTGGCAACAACGTCTTGGCCACGTCGCCGACATTGACAACGCCAAACTTAGGCACACCCTCTGCTGTTACCCTGACGAACGCTACTGGTCTTCCCGTCTCTACAGGCATCTCCGGACTTGGCGCTGGTGTGGCTACGTTCCTTGCCACTCCGTCTTCTGCCAATCTTGCAGCGGCGGTGACAGGTGAGACGGGCTCTGGCGCTTTGGTCTTTGCTACCAGCCCGACGCTAACCACACCCAACCTTGGGACGCCCTCTGCTGCCACCCTGACGAACGCCACGGGTTTGCCGCTTGCAACTGGGGTGACTGGCACGCTTCCGGTAGCAAATGGCGGTACAGGGCAGACCACTTACACCAACGGTCAACTGTTGATTGGAAACAGCACGGGCAACACGCTTGCCAAAGCAACGCTGACGCAAGGCACTGGAATTTCCATCACCAACGGCGCAGGCAGCATTACGATTGCCAACAGCGCACCAGACCAAACTGTTGCACTGACTGGTTCTGGCGCGACCACGGTGACGGGGACGTATCCAAACTTCACCATTTCAAGCACCAACACTACATATTCGCTGGCAACGTCTACAACGCTTGGTCTGATTGAGCTTACCTCAGATACGGTGCAGACCACTGCTGCAAACGCTGTCACAAGCACCGCCAGCAGAACATACGGCCTTCAAGTCAACGCTACTGGTCAGGGTGTCGTGAATGTGCCTTGGACAGATACCGTATATACCCTTCCTGCCGCGACAAGCACAGTGCGCGGCGGCATTGAATTGGGTTCGGATACGGTGCAGGCCACTGCTGCAAACGCTGTCACAAGCACCGCCTCACGCACCTACGCATTGCAAGTCAATGCCGATGGCCAAGGTGTCGTGAACGTCCCATGGACCGGAACCGTCACTTCGGTTTCTTGGACTGGTGGCATTGTTTCCGTTGCGAACGGGACAACAACGCCCGCGTTCACAGTTGCCGGTACATCTGGCGGAATACCGTATTTCTCCAGCGATACTACTTGGGCATCTTCCGCTGCGCTTGCGGCAAATGCCTTGGTTGTTGGTGGAGGCGCGGGGGCTGCACCAGCAACAGTAACCACGGGCACTGGGGTTCTTACTGCCCTTGGCAATACCGCAAACACTGCATCTGGTGTTGTTACAGGTACGGGCACAGTCACGCTACAAAACAAACGAATTGACCCTCGTATGGTGTCGGCGGCATCAGCATCTTCTCTGACCCCCGACATCTCGGCTGCGGATATGTATGCGTACACGGCGCTCGCGTCCAATTTGGTAATCAACGCACCCATAGGAACACCTTTAGATGGGGACAAGCTGATGTTCCGTATTTTGGACAACGGGACGTTACGAACTTTGACTTGGAACGGAACCTATACACCAGTCGGGGTTACCCTACCAGCATCCACGAGTGTGAATAAGATTACATATGTAGGCTGTATATACAACGCAGCAAACACACGCTGGGATGTTATTGCAGTGGCAATCCAACTGTAAGGTGAAAAAATGAAAATTGATTTTGAATACAACACTGCTTACGGCGTTTTTCGAGACGCCCTCTATTTGCCGGATGATCACACATACACCGAAGAGCAGATTGTTGAGATGCAAACGGCGCGGGTGAATAGCTGGCTGCAATCAGTTGAAAACCCCCAAACACCGGAAACTATGACAGTGGTAATCGACGGCATAACTTACGAAAAAGTTGAGGTCGGTGGACAAATACTGCTTAAACCGATCGGGGGTTGAATATGGCAAACCGATATTGGGTTGGCGGAACGGCAAGCTGGGATGGCACAGCCGGAACCAAGTGGGCGGCTACGTCAGGTGGGGCTGGGGGCCAATCGGTTCCTACAACCGCCGATGATGTGTTCTTCACTAACCTGTCCACAGGAACTTGCACGATTGCTGCTGGCAACACTGGGGCTAAGAGCATTACTTGCACCGGTTTTGCGGGCACCCTTACCGGGTCTGCTGCAATTACCGTTGCGGGAGGCGTGACTTTGGTTGCGGGAATGACCTACTCGCACACTGGAACGATGACTTTTACTGGCACTGGGACACTTACCACTGCTGGAAAAACTTTTAGTGGCGTGGTTGTAGACGGCAGCGGCATTACCATCACTCTCGGTGACGCAATAAACACCAGCACCAGAGGTATTAACGTATCGCAAGGAACATTTGCCACAGCAAACTACAGCGTAACAGCAGCGACTTTAACATCTAACTCTAGTAACACAAGGTCAATTACTCTTGGGTCAAGCACTGTAAGTTTGAGTGGCAATAATACTTCTGTAGTTAATTTTTCCAACACCGGTAGCCTTACATTCTCTGCGGGAACGTCACAAATAAACTTAACTTCAGCGAGCCCCACTGTTGCCGGGGCTGGCGTTACTTTTTACAATGTTTCATTTACAGGCACAACCGCTGGAACAAGGGCAATTACTGGTGCAAATACATTTAATAACCTGTCCTTGACTGCAAGCGCAACAGGCACAAGCACCCTTACGTTTGATAGCAACCAGACAGTAAGTGGGGCGCTCACCTGTGCGGGCTCTTCCGCAATTCAGCGTGGAGCATTGCAATCTGACACATTAGGAACAACAAGAACCATAACTGCGGCAAGCATTTCAGCAAACGATTGTGACTTTGGAGACATAACGCTTGCTGGCGCAGCAGCAGGCGCAAGTCCTACCCGTGCAGGAAATCTTGGCGGCAACTCTGGGATTACGTTTCCAGCTGCAAAGACTGTTTATAGGGTTGGAACAAACACAACGTGGGGCGGCTCTTCTTCTTGGGCGCTTACATCAGGTGGTGGGGGTAGCAATAACAATTTTCCATTGGCGCAAGATACAGCGGTTATTGACAATAGCCCGACCCCAACATCATTAGATATTGCTGGGTATAACACCGGAGCGATTGATTTTTCCAGCAGGACAACGAGCCTTACTGTAAGTATTAACAATCTTGCTTATTTGTTTGGATCGTTGACTTTGAGTTCATCGCTCACTTTGTCTTCGACCACAGGTATTATTTATTTTTATACGCGTGGCGGAACAACAACTCTAACCAGCGCAGGTTTAACATTCCCGGTACTAATCCATGTAAATACGGTTGGTGGGACATTTAGATTGTTGGATGCGCTAACAGAGTCTGGTATCTTTTTTACTGGTTTATATTTGACTGGAGGTACGTTTGATGCAAATGGGTATAATGTAACGTGTACACATTTTTCCTCAAACAATGATAATGTAAGAACCTTAACCATGGGTTCCGGTACATGGACAGTTACAGGGGCGTCTGTTGTTACTACTTGGAATATTGGAGGAACAAACCTTACGTTCAATAAAAACACAGCAAACATTGTTGCGTCTAACACTGGTACTTCGTCAAGAACTTTTACTGGTGGCGATCTTTCATACAACAAGCTGACCATTGCTGGCGCTACCGGGATATCCACTCTTCGTATTGCTGGAAGTAATAGTTTTACAGAGCTTGCTTCTACAAAGCCTGTTGCTCATACGATTGAGTTCTCTGCAGATCAAGGAACCATACAAAAATGGACTGTTACCGGGACTTCTGGAAACGTCGTCACTGTTAAGTCTCAAACAGCAGGGACGCAACGCATTATTAATTTGACGGAAGCCACGACCGCCATTGACTATATGAGCGTACAGGATATTGTTGTCAATCAGGCAAACAGGTTCTATGTCGGTGCAAATTCGACAGATGGCGGAAACAACCTAAACGTCATCTTCACTGCCAACCCGATGCAAGGTTCGGGCAATATGTTTATGATGTTCTATGGCTGACTTCAATCCCGCGTTTGAGCGCATGATCCGTGATGAAGGGGGTTATGTGTTGCACACCGTCTCGGGTGACTGGGGCGGGCAGACATACGCGGGTATTGCACGAAACATGCATCCAAACTGGTCCGGTTGGGGCGTCATTGACTCTGGTGGCACTCCGTCTGCTCAAGTGGTTCGGGACTTCTACAAACGGCACTTCTGGGATGACATCCGGGGCGACGAGATCACGCATCAGGCCGTGGCCTCCGACATCTTTAACTTTTACGTCAACACCGGGCGACCTGCCAAGGTTTTGGCCCAGCTGGTTGTTGGGGCAACACCGGATGGTGCGATCGGTCCCCGTACGGTTGCCGCGCTCAATGCTGCAGACCCGGAAAAGTTCGTGCTGTCCTATGCGATTGCCAAGATCACACGCTACCGCGACATCGTGCAGCGCGATCGCACCCAGATGAAGTTTCTGCTAGGCTGGATCAATCGCACCCTCAACGGACTGAAAGCATGAACCTGCTGGGCATCGGCACCGTCATTGACTCCGTTGGCAAGGTCATCGGGGATTTGCACACATCCGACAAGGAGCGGCTGGAACTTGAGCTTCGGGCCAAGGAACTTGATCAGTCGATTGATCTTGCTCAGATCGAGGTCAACCGCACAGAGGCCCAGCACAGCAGCATCTTCGTCGCAGGCTGGAGGCCAGCGATTGGGTGGATCGGCGCTGCGGCCATGGCCTATCAGTTCTTGCTGTATCCCTTGATGCTTTGGGGATGGACCTACCTGCAGGGGATGGGCTGGATTCCCAAGGAGATGGGACCGCCTAAGCCGCTGGACGCCGACCAGCTGTGGGTGATACTATCGGGTATATTGGGCATCGCTGGGATGCGGTCTTTTGAGAAAACCAAAGGCGTTGCCGGCAGGTAAAGGTGCTCTATGCCACTCAAAAAGCTACTTCTTAGGCCCGGTGTCAACCGGGAGAACACTCGCTATACCAACGAAGGTGGATGGTATGAAAGCGACAAAATTCGCTTCCGTCAAGGAACGCCAGAAAAGATCGGCGGGTGGACGCGCATTTCTACAAAGACGTTTCTTGGTGTGTGCCGGTCCCTATGGAACTGGGCCACACTTGCGGGCGAAAGCCTTGTTGGTGTCGGCACGAACCTGAAGTTTTACATCGAGTCGGGCGGTGTCTACAACGACATCACGCCAATCCGCGACGCCTCGACACTGACCAACCCGTTTGAAACCACCAGTGGGTCTCCGATTGTTGAGGTGACGGATGCTGGCAGCGCCTACAACGACGGGGACTTTGTTGCCTTCTATCCGGCGGTCACCGTAAACGGCATAACCATTTACGGCCAGTACCAGTTGACGATTTCTGGAACTAACACGTACACGATTGACACTGGCACTGCGGCAAATGCTAGCGGTTCTGGTCTTGGCGGCACGGTGTACGCCGTCTATCAAGTCAGCACCGGCCCAGCGTACGTTGTTCCACTTCTGGGCTGGGGCGCAGGCGCGTGGGGCTCTGGCACTTGGGGTGTCGGTACGAGCTCTACAGAAGCGATCCGTCTGTGGAGTCAGCAAAACTTTGGCGAAGACTTGATCTTTGGGCCGCATGGCAACAGCATTTATTACTGGGATGCAAGCGTGACGCTTGGCGGCGACACGATTTCAGCATCGGTTGCCAGCCCAACGGTCATCACGGCCAGCGCCGTATACCCTGACGGTATGCCAATTCGCATCATCCCCGACGCCTCTGCAACCCTGCCTGCGGGGATTGTTCCGGGGCAACTGTACTATGTCCGCAATGCGTCGGGCATAACATTCAACATATCAAGCACACCCGCAGGTGCGCTGGTTAACGTGACAATGGCTGGAACCGGCGTCTACCGAATCGCACCAAATGCGTACAAGCTCTCTGACTTTGGTGGGGCAACGGATGTCCCGAGCAAGCAAAACTATCTACTCGTGTCGGACATCAGCCGTTTCGTGTTTGCGTTCGGTTGCAACGACTACGGATCGACCACGGTTGATCCCATGTTGATCCGCTGGTGCGATCAGGAAGACCCGTTCAACTGGACCCCCGCCCCGACTAACCAAGCGGGGTTCCTCCGCTTGTCGCGTGGTTCTGAAATCATCACCGCCATACAGGCACGTCAAGAAGTTCTGGTGTGGACTGACGCCGCCCTGTATTCCCTTCAGTACGTCGGAGCCCCGATTGTTTGGGGTGGTCAACTTGTTGGCGAGAACATCTCGATCGTCGGTCAGAACGCTGTGGCGTATGCCAACGGTGTGTCCTACTGGATGGGTAAGGACAAGTTCTACAAGTACGATGGTCGCACCCAGACCCTCAACTGTGACCTGCGCAAGTTCATCTTCGAGGACATCAACATTCAGCAGTACGCCCAAGTGTTCGCTGGTACCAACGAGGGCTTCAACGAGGTGTGGTGGTTCTACTGCTCGGAGAATTCCACCGACATCGACAAGTACGTCATCTACAACTACGCCGAGAATGTCTGGTACTACGGCACCATGGCGCGTACGGCATGGCTAGATTCCGGGCTGCGCAACTACCCATTGGCTGCAACTTACGCCAACAACCTCGTGAACCACGAGGAAGGTGTCGATGACAATATGACCGGCACTCCAATGCCGATCACTGCGTCGATCACGTCCGCCGAATTTGACCTTGATGATGGGCATCAGTTCATGTTTGTGTGGCGCGTGCTGCCCGACGTGACGTTTGCTGGGTCAACGGCTGAGAACCCCAACATGACCATGTACCTGTTGCCCCTGAAGAACTCGGGGTCTGGGTACTCTGTCAACCAAGCGATCAACGCCAACCACTCAGTGGCCAACCAGAGCTTTGCCTCTGTCACTCGCACAGCGGTGCTGCCGATTGAGCAGTTCACTGGCCAGATTTTCACTCGGGTGCGTGGTCGTCAGATGGCCATGAAGGTAGAGTCCACGGAGCTTGGCGTGAATTGGCAGTTGGGCTCCCCCCGCATCGACATGCGTGCGGACGGTAAACGATGAGTGCAGCGGTCATTCAGAAGGTCGCCCCGCCTGCCCTACCGCAGGCGACGGATGCGTACGATCGCCCGTATCAAGATCAACTGAACAACGTCCACCGCCTGTTCTACAACCGCCTCGCGCAGTCGTACAACTCGCTCATCAGCCCTGCGCTTGGTGACGCCCTGCCCGGTGGTGGCTACCTGTACTACCCGTACGCTGCCATCCAACGCACAACGGATAAGACGTTTACAGCCAATACTGCTACGCAAATCACGTTCGACCAAAACGACTTCTTGTCTGTGTGCACCAACGATGGCACCGACGGTATCGCGGTACAGCAGCCGGGCATCTATAACTATCAGTTCAGCATCCAGTTTGCCAACACGGACTCGCAGATTCACACGGCATACGTCTGGCTGCGCAGGAACGGTGTGGACGTTCCCGGCACCGGCAGCAAGTGGGACATTACCTCGAAGCACGGCTCCAGTGACGGGTATGTAATCGCTGCGGCCAACTTCTACGTCGAACTCGCTGCACAAGACACTGTGGAAATGTGGGCTGCGGTATCCCAAGCCTACGTGCCCGCCACGACCAGCGGCGTTTACATGGAAGCCTACGCCGCGCGAACTTCTCCGTTCGCCATGCCTTCAATCCCGTCAGTGGTGGCCACGCTATCATTCGTGAGCGCCGTGTAACTGGGGGTATACGGTGAGGCGTCTTGGCGGTAAACTCTACCAACCCCCACAAACCGGCACCGCCCATGAAACTTGTTGACAGCCGCAAAGAACAGTTGGACTACGGGCAGATTCTGCACACGTACCACTCCAACGACCCCGGCAACGGGCCAACCAAAGACTTCAAAATCTGGATGATAGCTACTGCTGCGGCCATCTCAAAGATGAATGCCGAGGGGGCAATCATTGGGAATACTTTCTTTTTGTACAAGCGTGGTTCGGGAGAAAACAGTAATAAAGCAATGGTGTGGGCGATGAACGCCGATACTATGCAAAACATGGTGGACAACGTAGCTGAAGGGCTTACACGGTTGGTCAGCAGCGGAGTTACTGAAATCGTTGCCATTTACCGTAGCCCGGCAATTACTCGGATACTGCGTCAGGCGTTCCAAAAAATCAAGTCTGATGGAGACGAGATGAAGACAACCAAGACCGCACAGGGGCGCGTGGTCTTACAGATGACATTGGAAGGTGGTGCCAATGTGTGATCCCGTAGAGGAACTGGGAAACGCTGTGGGTGCGGTAGTAGATGCCGTAGGGGATGTCTTTGATGCAGTCGGAGATGCGGTTAGCTGGGTTGTTGACGAAGTCATTGACCCGGTGATGACGACCGTAGGTCAGGTTATTGAGTCCGCGTTAGATAATCCGGTCAAAACGCTTGCACAAATAGCGGCAATCACTACGCCGGGTATGCAGTGGGCGCTCCCCCTCATTGAAGGGGCCGATGTGGCCATCAAAGGGGGCGACCTTGGCGATGTGCTTGAAGCTACTGCCAAAGCCTATGTGGTGCAGGAAGTTGGCTCCTACGTGGGTAAGGCGGCAGGCGCGTACGCAGGTGAAGCGGCTGCGGGGGTCGAATATGGCACTTCAGGAAGCCAAGCTGCAATGCTTGCGGCCCAAGAAGCCGGGATGGCGACAAGTTCAGCGCTCGCCGCTGAACTTGCTGGGGCTGCGGCGGGCTCTGCCGCTGTAGCTGTCGTTACCGGCCAAGACCCATTGAAGGCCGCGCTTACAGGTGGCGCGGGCGCTGCCGTACCTGCAATTCTTGGGCAAGTCTCTGGGTTCAGGCAATTACCCAATGCCGCACAACGTATTATTTCCGCTGCGGTCACTACCGAGTTGTCTGGAGGTAACGTATCGGCTGGTGTGATCAACGCGGCAATTGCGGCTACGGGGCTCACCACCGACATCATCAAACAGATTGACCCCAACGGAAAGTTGTCCAGCACGCAAACAGCCATCCTGTCAGATATTCTTATGGGCACTGCATCGGCAGCGTTAACTGGAGGCAATCCGACAAACGTAGTGCGTGCGGCTATGCTCAAAGCCGGGTCGAAGGCGCTGGGCGATACGGTAACCGGCGCATTCAAAGACGCAACGACCGCTACTGACACCGCCATGGCCCGCTACAAGGAAAAAGCCACGCTCCTTGAAGCCAACGAGAACGACCAAAAAACCGCCGCTGCCGATTACAACAACATGGCATCGCAACTTAATATACGACTGGACGAGCAAAAGCGTCTTGCCGATATAGCTGAACGGGCGATTGCCACATACAACAACGACAAAACACGGGCAAACTTCGATGCTGCAACCGCAGCAAAGAACGCCGCTGATGCGTATACCACCAGCCTCAACAAAGATTACGCAGATTTCTACCGCCCCAAGCTACAAGAGTACAACACTGCGCTGACTAACCTCCAGACAAAGCATGATGAAATCACTCTGGGGTATACAAAAGCATCGGAAGAAGTCAAAACTTCGGTTGATAAACTGACGCAGGCGCTTGACCCTATCTATTTCACAAGTAACCGTGCGTTTGTTGAGGCGATGAACCCCGAGTTCAAAGCTGACGAATACGCCAAGATCAATGGCCTCAAAGCAGACCAAGACCCCTATGAGCATTTCCTAAGCGTGGGGCAGTTCAAAGGGCTACCGATCAATAACGATGCGGCCAAAGCGCTGGCCAACGGCGACGCTTCTGGCACTGCAGTTGACAAGTCCACTGGGGCGGTTGCAGCCGACAAGGTATTTGACGGCTCCAAGTATGCGTCTACCATTGCGGCACAAAAAGCCGCTGCGGCTACGGGTATGACCTATTTCAAGGCACCGGACGGTAATACATATCAGATTCTGTCTGATGCTGAGTCCAAGACCAAGATCAAGAATGCAGCGACGTTTGGTGAAGCCTTCACCATGGCCCGCAAGACGCTGGGGTCTGGTGCCACATTCGAGTGGACAAACCCTGACACTGGTAAGACAAGCTCGTTTACCACGCAGACCAAGGAAGAAGCCGCCGCTTCGGCCAATGCAGGTTCACTTGTCAAAGTCAACGATACCGTGACCAACTACGTCACGGATAAGATTCTGAGCAACGTCACGGACTACAAGAACTTCAACCCGGCTAATCTTACAAAGGCCGAGTACAACCAGTTCATTGGTGCGTACCTCAACGCCACGGACAGCCAGCGTCAGCAAATGCTCAAGGGCGCAGATCAGATGACGTTCGGTGTGATCGCCAACGTCCTCAAAGAAGCTCCCGAGGCCATCAAGACCAAGAGCATGGCGTTCTCAGTCGTCCCGACCGGGGAGATCAAGGCGTCCGACTACACCAACATCTTTGGTACCATCAAGACCGGCATGAATATGGCGGCGGCTGACCTCGCAGGGGTTGGGGTTCGTGCCGCGCAATGGGTTGGGGACGCCCTTGGTGCCGACACGTCCACGCTGACCAAAATGCAGGACATTTTGGCCAAGGGCAAAGACACCGACATGTCGAAGTTGGTCGGCATGGAGCGCCCTGTCGCTGCGGGTATCGCGTCGCTCGTCGAGTCGTTCGGTTCGTTCTACGTGGGTGGCCCCGTCACCTCCCTGCTTACCAACGGTGCTATCGCTGCCAATAACGCGTGGGTTGAGGGCGGCAGTGCCGTGATCAGCACGAGCCGGTTCAGTGAGGGTAATTCATATTCCAGCGCCGAAGAAGCAGAGAAGAACGGGGTATTCGCATATCGCAAATTGACTACACAAGAAAACGCCCTTCGTACGGCAGCGATGGCTTCCATGGAGGTGGCGTTTGAGAAGTTGGGTATTCCGGGCATGAACAAAATCATGCAGGGTGTCCCGTTGACCGGTGGGACCGACGCGTTCGTTGAGGGCATTCGCCGCAACGCTGCGGGTATGCTGACCGAGCAAAGCACTGAAATCGCCACGACGGTTGCGCAACTTACCTTTGACAAGGTGTCCTCGTTCGGTCTGGCGCAGAACGCCACCTTTGCAGATTACGCAAGGGCCGTTGGTGACACTATTGTCAGTGTCGCGGTTACGGTGGGTGGTTCAACCAGCGCCGCCACGCTGCTCAACAACGTGCGCAACGCGTCTATGGTGTTGCGCGACGAGTCTTCAATCGGCGTAACCCCACTGACCTACAACTCGGTCGTGGCCAAAGATGCTACTGGACAGAATGTCACGTTGGCAGAACTCCTCACTGCGAACAGTATTGCCAACTTCGCCGATCCGAACGCCAACGCTGATCTGGCCAAGCTGACGCCGGTTGCTGATCTGCGTTCTGTGGTCAATCTGGGTGACATGAACGTCAAATTGGGCGATCTGTTGAATGGTACGCAAACTGTATCACGCACAACGGACGTCCTCACCGAATCTGCTGTCGCCGAAATCTTTCGTGCGAGTAACTTCGTACCGAACGACAACACCGTTAAAGGGTTCGTTGGCCAACCAGCGTCGACCGCGACGTTCACCAACATCAACAAGTTTGTGGACCAGAACAAACTGGACGCAAAAGAAGTCATTGAGGTTGCCAAAAAAGAAGGCGTCACGTTGACTGAAGCACAAGCCCAGCAGTATGTACAGCAGGGCGATGAAGCTGCGCTGTCTGCCAAGTTGGCCTCGCAACTCGATCCTACAGCCACGACATTTGAAGAGGCGAAGTCGTTCTTCGCGCAACGTGGGTACGTCCCTACCGATGCCGAAATCAATCAGTTTGTAGGGGCCAGAGCAGAAGCCGCCCAAGCTACAGCGATTGGTGAGTACGTCAACCCCCGTCAGGTCACTGAGGCTGAGGCACGCAAGTACCTCACCGATCTTGGCTATAAGTCTACTGATGCCGAAGTCAAACAGTTTGTCGGGCAGGTCAATGAATCTGAACAGGCCAAGGCAATTAGGGAGTATGTGGACCCTCGAATGGTAGACGAGGGTGAGGCCAAGGCGGCGTACGACGCACTGGGGCTTAAAAGGCCTACGCAAGCGGATGTGCAAAAACTGCTTGGGCAGTATTCTGAATCAGAACTTGCGGGTAAGGCCAAAGCCAACCTCGACCCCGCACGCTACAACTCCATCATGGAGCAGCTTGATACGCTGGCCAAACAGTCCGGTGTAGACCCTGCCGTGCTGGAGACCATCAAGAAAGACCTGAACAGCCAGATTACTGCGCTGGGCGGTGATGTATCAAAGTTGTCCGGGCAAGTAGGTACGCTGCAAACCGATCTGGCGCAGACCGAAAAAGACATCTTGGCCGAGGTTGCCAAGAACGAGCAGTCGGGCATGACGCGAGATGCCGCCCTGCAAAAAGCGATTGAGACAGTTGCCGCTTCACAGAAGACGGATACCGCCACACTGACATCGAAGATTGCTGGTGTCCAGACTGCACTGGGTACAGAAATTAAGACCCTGCAATCCAGCTTGGATAAGACCAAGACGGACATCCTTACACAGGTTGCCCAGAATGAGCAAGCCGGGATGACTCGGGACGCCGCCTTGCAAAAGGCGATCAGCGATGTCGCAGCTACCCAAAAGACAGATACTGCCTCACTGCTTACCCGCCTTGGCACGACTGAGGCAAATCTGAAGGCGCAGTTCGCTACGCAAATCTCTGGGCTGGATACCAAGCTCACGGCTGCGATTGCTGACGCAAAGGCCTCAGGACTCGCGGGTGACGCAGCGCTCAAGGCTGCGATCGACAAAGTAGCTGCGGATCAGGGCACTACTGCCGCAAACTTGCTGGCCAAGATCGGCACCACGGAAGCTGCGCTGAAGTCGCAGTTTGCGACACAGATCGCAGGGGTGCAGACTCAGATCAGCAACGTGCAAGCGTCCTTGACGAAAGCCATCGCCGATGCGCAAGCTGCGGGGCTCCAAGGCGATGCTGCACTCCAAGCCGCTATCGACAAAGTTGCCGGTAACCTCGGAACCACGAAAGCTGATCTGCTTGCGCAGATGGGCACGACTGAGGCAAATCTGAAGGCGCAGTTCGCTACGCAAATCGGTGCGGTGCAGCAACAAGTCACCGACGTACAGAAAGCCATCGCCGACCAGATGGCTGCATACGAGAAGGCTGGGTTGGCGCGAGACGATGCGTTGTCTTTAGCAGTCACGACCGTCGCCAACAACCTCGGCACGACCAAAACTGACCTTCTCACCAAGATCGGTACGACTGAGGCAAACCTGAAAGCGCAGATCACGGGTATTTCCGCTGATGTGCAGGCCAAGTACGACGCACTGACTGCCGAACAAAAAGCACTGGCCGCACAACTGCAACAGCAGGGCGTCGACCTCAACACGGCCATCCAGCAAGCGCAGCAGCAAACACAAACCCAGATTTCTGGGCTTACTCAGGACGTGCAAACCAAGTATGACACCCTTACACAGGGGCAAAAAGACTTGGCCACGCAGTTGCAGCAGCAGGGGTTTGACCTCAATACTGCGATCCAACTTGCGCGATCTGAGTCTGCTGCTGGGTTCAAAGATGTGTTCGGGCAGATGGCTACCAACCAAGCGGCCACTCAAAAGGCTATTGCTGACGCACAAGCTGCCGCTGCCGCAGACGCAGAAAAGACGCGGCAGGCACAAGCCGCTGCCGCGCTCAAGACGCAGCGTGTGGGCAACCTCAACTCTATGATGGGGATGCTGACACAGGCACCGGATGTCAGCGGCCAGCAGGTGACGGTAAAAGCTGCCGATCCGACCAAGATTGGGTACATTTACGACTGGAACAGCATTTTTGCTAACCCGTCGCAGGAAAAGATGTTTGCATCTCCGTATGGGGCGTATGCCAAGGGTGGCGTAGTGGGGGATGACATCCTCGATGCAAACGAAGAACTGTTGAAAATTTTGAGGGGTTGAAAATGGGTGAAGATGATTCTTGGTTCTGGGACTCGATTGGTATCGACCCCTCGACGACCTCGGACTGGAGCAATGCCGACTCTCCCTCGAACGCCGACATTCTGCAACAGATCGGGTACGAAGACCCCGGCACGATTTCCACAATCTCCAACTTCCTGAAGTCGGCAGGCTCTGGGGCGTTGAATTTCCTCAAAGGGCAGTTCACGACCAACGGGCAGACCGACTGGAGGAAGGTTGCGGCAGCGGCGGGTGGGTTGTATGGCGCATACCAAAGCCAGCAGGCACAACCCAAGACCGGCTACCAAGGCAAGATTCCTACGTACGAGGCCGTGCGAGAAGGTGTGGCTGGTAGCCACTACGACCCCAACCGTCGCCCCGGTAGCGGGGGCCAGCGGTATTTCAGTGACATGACCTACGCTGCGCCGGGTGAACCGGCTACTGCGGCGCGTGCTGCCGCCAAAGAGCAAGCTGCCGGGCTGGCTACGTTGAACCGAGACACCCCCGCACGCCAAGCCCCCCCCCCTACCCGAGCCGCTGCCGAGCGGGGGGCCGAATCGGATGTCGCACGTGATGGCACCGCCGCATCCAAAGTCATTGAAAAAGTCCCCGTGCCGAAATACGCACATGGGGGTATCACTGCACTGGCGCAAGGTCGATATTTGGGTGGCGCAACCGATGGCATGGCTGATAAAATTCCAGCACGAATTGACGGTAGTCAGGAGGCCAAGTTGAGTCACGGTGAGTTTGTCATCCCCGCTGATGTCGTCGGGCACCTTGGCAATGGCAACTCTGAAGCTGGTGCCCAGCGCCTGTACGAGATGATGGACAGGATTCGTAAGGCTCGTACTGGTACGACCAAGCAGGGTAAACAAGTCAACCCTAACAAATTTCTCCCCTCGTGAGGTAGCACATGGCTGATCCGACTCCAACCACCACCGCAGCCTCTGCAACTACCGGCGTAGGGCAGCAGACTGGTACCGAATCCTCCCTGTCCAACTGGGCGGGGCCGTATGTAACCGAGATGCTTGGCCGTGGCCAAGCGCTTGCAAACCAACCGTACCAAGCATATACCGGTCCCCTCACGGCGGGGGCCTCGGGCACACAGCAGACGGCGTTTCAAGGCATCGCCGGGCTGACCATCCCGACCGACCAGATGAAGGCGTTTACCCCCACGCAGTTTACTGCTGGGGATGCGCAACGCCTGATGAACCCCTACTTGACCGCAGCCCTCGATCCGCAGATTGAAGAGGCCAAGCGTCAGGCGCAAATCCAAAACCTCCAAAATCGCACTGCACTGACCAAGGCCGGTGCATTTGGTGGTGGTCGCGGTGCCCTGATGGAGTCGGAGAATCAGCGTAACCTACTGACGAACCTGTCCAACATCACCGGGCAAGGGTACAAAACGGCTTACGATCAGGCCATGGCTCAGTTCAATCGTGAACAAGATCAGGGGCTACAGGCTACAACCGCTGCACAAAACTTTGGTCTGGCCGCACTTCAAAAGCAGGCCGACCTCGGCGCACAGGAGCGTGCCATCGAGCAAGAAGGCATCACCGCTGATCTTGGCCAATTCAAAGAAGAACGTGACTACCCGTACAAGCAAGTGCAGTACATGCAGTCACTCCTTCAGGGTCTGCCGCTGGCCGCGCAGACCTACTCGTACTCGCAGCCGAGTGCGCTCTCTCAGATTTTGAGTCAATCCGGTGGGATCATGGACTTGTACGACCGCCTGTTCTCTACTGAGGACACTACAAAACCTGTCGAAACTACGTCGCAACAAGCCAACGCACAGCCGGGATGGAAATATTACTCGAACGGGACGCAGATCGACCCGCAGGGGAACTACTACATCAATGGCACCAAAATCTGGTCGCCTTCTACCACTACGCCTTGAGGTAACCCATGCAAATGCCGAACGCACAAGGACTCGCTGGCCTCATGTCCCAAGGCCGTGCACCACAACAGCCGCAACAACCACAACAGCCGATGCCGTCACCCAACAAGGCCAGTCCTATGGCCGGGCTCGGTTCGGTCGAAGATCGCGTTGCCGCATACCGTGGCAACCCTGCACCCTTGCAACAGCGGTATCAGATGTCGCAAGACCTGCTCGATCTTCTGGCCCTCCAAAAGATCAAGTCTGAGAAGGAAGCCGCTGCACGCCAGATGCAGTTGGCCATGGGTCAGCAGCAGGCCGCTCAGGGTATGGAGCCCCAGACCATCGCGCAACAACGCGAGAAGGAAGTGCACGATCTGACCAAAGCTGAGTTGGCTCAGCAGCGCGGCGAAACCGCGCAGCACCAAGCAGAACAACAGCAACAGAATCTGCAACAGGCCATGGCGGGAGGCATTGCGCGTGCTCCCGGCGCAGCTATGGCGGCGCAGCCGAAAGCTATGGCGTCTGGCGGTATTGTGGCGTTCGACGAGGGGGGCTCTACCGACAAAGAAGTGCAGCGCATCCTTGCCAAAGACCCGCACGACCGTACTCCAGATGAAAACGCTATGCTTCAGCGTGCAGGCGTGGCTTTGCAACGCCGAACAATCCCGCAAGGCAGCATAATTGATCGGATGAACATCGCCCTTGGAGGTTCCGACCGCTCAGCGGCGCTTAACCAAGAGCGTGACCGCAACATGCAGGCAGTACGTGCAGAAGGCGCAAATCTGCGCCCGACGATGGCCAACGATCCACGCATGTTGGGGCAGACCCCTCCTGCTGAAACCGTTGCTGCCCCCGCTGCCGCTGCTCCGGGTATGTCACCTGCTGCCGCTGCTCCGGGTATGTCACCTGCTGCCTCCGCTGCCCCTGCGACTCCAGCCCTCGGTATCGCGGGTCTTCCTGCCGCTGCAAAACCGGCTGGCTTGGAAGCATCCTTGCAGGCCGACTACAACCGCGACTCCGAGGTCGAGCGCAAGCGTATACAGGATGAGATTCGTCAAGCCTACGCCCTGACCCCCGAACAGCGTGCTGTGTTCGATCAAGGTATCGCCCAGCGTCAAAAGATGTTTGATGAGACCTACGACCCCGAAAGACAGCGGCGTGAAGGTCTCAAACAATATCTGCTGGGTGCAGGTGGTCGTCGCTACGGTGAGTTTGCTGGGGGTGCCAAGAGCGCCATGGGTTACGACGAAGAACAGCGTCAGGCCAAGCTCAAGGACTTTGAGTCGATGCAGAAATCCCGCGAGGGGCTGGTCGGTTTGGAGCGTGAAGGCATCAAGCCCAGCATTGAGGGTGGCCTCAAGGCACTGGAGCAAACCCGCATGGGCCGCTCCGATGCACAACGCTCGGCGCAAGCACTGTACGGTACAGACGTGCAGGCACGTGACCACGAACTCAACCGCCGTGTCGAGATGATGAAGGCGCAGATCAGTGCTGAGACCAACCGCATCCAGCGTGAAGGTCTTGACCTGAGCCGTGCTTCTGCCGCGCTGACCAACGCCGAACGTCTGGTGGCCACGCAGATTCGCGAGATCGACGAAGCCCTGCAAAAAGACCCCCGCATCGGTATGCTGATGATGAAGGGTGCGGATAAACTGTCACCAGCAGAAAAGACCGAACTCGAAACTGCGCAGCTTCGCGCCGAGCAAGCCAAGCGTGCCATTCAAAAGTCGATGGAACCCGTCATTGCATCGAACCGTTCTAAGCTGGGTGTTACGTCGGCGACGGTCTCAAAGGAAGAACAGGCGCTGATCGACCAGTACACGAAAGGTAAGTGACATGGAGTTGCAAAATGTGCTGACCGCCCTGCGTAACGCAGATGCAGCGGGAGATGTAGACGCGGCGCGTAGGTTGGCACAGATTGCAAAGCGCTTGCAGACGTCCGCCCCGTCGATGGACGCCGAAGACACGCGCATCCAGCAGCGCCTCGATGAGCTACGTGCCCAGAAGGAAAAGCCTGAGACCACCTTCGGTGGCAACGTCAAGGAAGCATTCAAGGGCGTGGTGCCCGGCGCTGTTGGCCTGCTCGAAACCGCAGGAACTGGTATCGCAGCCATGCTGCCAGACGATACCGAAAAGGCCGCACGGGAAAAGATCAAAGAGATCGCTGGCGTAGCCAAGAAGCCGTTCGAGGCCGCTGCCGGGTACGAAGATTCAGTGGGTCGCCGCCTCGGCGAAGGTCTGGGGTCAACCCTACCGTTCTTCGGCCTTGGCCCCTTGGGGTTGGCTGGCCGTGCCGCAGGTGCAGGTCTGGGTATTGCTGCCGGTGCAGGTGAAGCGCGAGAATCCGCTGAAGCCAAAGGGGTCACAGGCGCAGAGCGCCGCATGGCCACCTTGCTGGGTGCACCTACTGGCCTGCTGGACATCCTCGCTCCAGAAATCGGGCCGATGAAGAGCATCATCACTACGGCATTGGCTCGTGGGGGTGTCGAAGGCGCAACCGAAGCGGCGCAGAAGCTGGCACAGAATCTCATTGCCAAAGGCGTATACGACCCCAACCAGCCGGTGCTGGCCGGTACGGGTGAAGAAGGCGCGTATGGTGCCGGTGTTGGCGCGATGGCCAGCTTGATCCTTGATCTGACGCTGGGCCGCAAAGCCCGTGCAGCGAAGCCGGGCGAGAAACCTGAAGCTCCACCTACCACCGAGGCCAAGACTGCCGAGCAACAACTTTTGGGGTACACCCCCGAACCGTTCACCCCCGTGGCCCTACCCGATGGGTCGGTCATCACGTCCAAGGCCGAGTACGACCAGTACATCAAGTCCAAGGAAGGTGCAGCGGCCCAGCGCAAGGAAGACCTGCGCACCTCTGACCCATTGGCTGGGCTGTCCGAGTTTGACCGTACGCTTGCACGTCGCGGCAAGGAAGCGGCGCTCGCCGAGACCTTCGCGCAAGAGCCTGAAAAAGGCCAACTCGACCTACCCGGCGTAGAGCGTGCAGATGGCACCGTGGAAGTTCCGGGGCGTGGGCGTGTAACCCCCAAAGAAGCGGCAGCGGAAGAGCTTGCTGCCGACGAAGTACCGAGTGTTGAAGAGCAACTTGGGCTTGACCTTCAAGGCGGCATGACCGTAGATGATCTCATCAACGAGATGTACGCAGAAGATGCGCGTAAGGCCGAGAAAGCCAAGGCCGAGAAAGAGCGCCTGAAGTTTGAATCCGATCTTGCCGAACTCGACGGAAGGATTAAGGCCAAGGAAGAGAGGACGACTCAGGACAAGCGCCTTGAGTTGTTACTTCCTATCGTGGAATCGGACGTGGGGAACATCCCCAAAGCGTTCGTGCAAACCCTCAAGCGCGAGGGCTTCACCAATCCGAACCTGACCGAGCGGGAACAGAACCTAATCAAGCGAGCGTACGACCTGCGCTTGATGGAAGAGCCGGTGGCACCTGAGGAGCCCACTGTCGAGCAACCCAAAGGGCAGACCGAGGAGTTGGAAGCCCAAGTACCTGAGAAGAAGGTGCAGCGCGAGCCCGAACAGATGGGCTTTCCCGGTATGGGTAAGCCCAAGGGCAAAGCGCCCGAGGCGTTCTCTGAGGAAGAGTTGGCTGGACAGGAAGCCCCGTTCACCGGGCGCTCCGGCGAAGCCCCACGCTCACACACGTCCACCGAGCCGTTCGTCACCACGCTGACTGCCGAAGTGCTGGACAAAACGGGGTTGCCCAAGCAGTCGGGCTTCTACAAGCAACTGCTCAACCTCGACATGGCCGACAAGGCCAACTGGCCCGTCATGCGCGAAGTGTTTGGGCGCGTGCGCACCAACGCAAACGTCAAGCCTGCCACCAAGCAGGCCATCGAACGTATGGCTATGCAGGCGTTTGGCGGCATGGCCAAGCAACAAGAACTGTTCCCGACGGAGACAAAGGGTGCCAAGAAGCCTGCGAAGGAGAAGCCAAGTGAGCCAAGTCGAGGACGTGGTGAGAAGTCAGGAACTGACGGTGGAGCAACTGGAACTCGCACTGCGGATCGTGAACCAGTCGTACAAAAACCAGCAGCCGCTGAGCGACCTGCTGGTGCCAAGCCAACTGAAAAGCCTGAGTCCGCTGGACTGGGAGATCGTGGACAGCCTGTACGTGACGCTGGAAAACGAGAGAAGGTGGAGCCGGGTGCACTGAAGGAGACCAAGACCACATATCGTGTCACGTACGACGGCAAACCCGCGACGGTAACAATTACCCGCACGGCTGAAGACCCTACGAAGATTGACGCGGTAAGCATTAGGGTAGACGGGGCGCGGTTGGCAGATGTGAATCTAGGAAAACAAGGTGTTGTCAGCGATGAAAAGATGCTGGACAACCTCCTTGAAACAGACATCATTGAGTCCAAATCCGAACCCAAGACCAAGACCAAGACCAACGAGGCTTGGGAGATGCTGCAACGTGCAGAGGAAGCCCAGCGCAAAGCCGATGAGGCCGCAAAGCCCAAGGCCGAGACCAAGAAGGCCGCGCCCAAAGGCGACTTCGGTGCATACAGCAGCATGCAGGAACAGAACCCTGAGCGTGCGCTTGAGGACTTGGCCCATGACATCTTCGTGGCGACTTTCCCACAACGTGACGTGGCCAAGGGTCTCAACGACATCACCGCCGCGCTGGTACGTGGTGAGATGCCTGACCTCAAGTTTGGCCGCGAAGGCAGTGGTGACTTCTACCCCGGCACTGGGGGTAAGTACGCACGGGCGTACTACAACTCCCTGAACGACGCCCAGAAGGCCAAGATACTCCAGCAACTTGAACGCTTCTTCATCAAGGAAGAGTCCATGACCCGCCGAGGCATGGGCTGGTTTAACGCCAAACAGGTGCTCGACCGCGAGACCCGAATCCAGATGGACGAGGACGCTGAACTCACTGCTGACATGGTGCGTGTGTCGTTGCCGCTGCATCCCCGCGTCGTCGCGGCCCTCAAAGCTGGCGATGTGTCTGCGGCCCTCAACGAGTTCGCCGGGAACATGACCAGCCGTAGCGCCAAGATTGCCCGTGCACTGGCCAAGGCCATCGGTGGCGTCAAAGTGCAGATTGTCGATGACCTCAAGTCGCCGTCGGGCCGGTCGCTGGCTGGCTCGTACGATGCCACCACAAACACCATCAAGCTGGACTCCAAGTTCGGTCTGAACCCGCACGCCCTGTTGCACGAAGCAACGCACGCGGCGGTCCTGAAGGTGCTGGGCAACAAGGGGCACGCAGCCACCAAACAACTGACAGACCTGTTCAACACGGTCAAGGATTCGCTGGGCTCGGCGTACGGTGCCAAGTCGCTCGACGAGTTTGTGTCCGAGGTCTTCAGCAACCCCGAGTTCCAGCAAACGCTGGCACAAATCAACCCCAAGGGCGAACCCATCAGCGCACTGCGCCGATTCATCCGTGCCGTGGGCAACTTCCTGCGTAATGTCATGGGCATGCCCACCAAGGGTATCGACTCGGCGCTGGACTCGGCTGACGTGGCGATCATGCAGATCGTGTCGCCGAACAACGCACCTGTGGGGTCCATGTACGAGGCCTCCCTGCTGGGCGCATCCAAAGATGTGTTCAAGGCCATGGACGCTCAGGTCCTGAGCATGCCGGTCATGGACAACCGCGTCGTCGGTGGTATCTACGAAGTGCTGCGGGAGAAAATCCCCAACCTCACGAAGACCACAATCTTGCGCAGCCTGCCCCTCAACGCACTCACGGACGTCGCTGCCAAGGTCATCCCCATGGCCAAGAAGCTCGACACCCTTGAGAAGCAGTGGGGCGGTGCGATCGACGAGCGCCGCCGTGCGGTGGATGCAACGTACAGCAACATCAGCAAGTGGACCAAGGGCAACCCCGAGAAGGAATCCGCACTCAACGATCTGGTGATGCAGTCCACGCTGGAAGAAGTTGACCCGAGCAAGGCACGCGACAGCTACAAGGGCAAGAGCACCAAGAGCGACAAGGACAAGCAGGCAGTTTGGGACAGCTTGCAGGCCAAGTGGAAAGCACTCGGCCCAGAGGGTCAAGCCATCTACAAACAGATGCGCGATGCCTACGCCGAATCCCACGAACAACTGATCAACCTGCTGTTCAGCCGCATCGACTCGTCGGTGAAGGACCCCAAGGAAGCCGAGAAGCTGCGCAAGGAAATCTACCAGCGCCTCGCGGTGAAGGGCAAGATTGAGCCGTACTTCCCGCTGATGCGCCAAGGCGATCACTGGGTAACATTCAATGCCAAGAACGCTGACGGCCAGATGGAATACTACAAGGTAGCGTTCCAAAACTCGGTGGAGCAGGCACGGGCAATCCGGGAACTCAAGGCCGACCCGAACGTGGATGTGAAGTCGGTGCAAAAGTCTTCGCCGACCGGCAAGCGTACATACCGGGATGCCCCGCCCACGTCGTTTGTCAACAGCATCATCAAGGTGCTGGACGCCAACAAGGTTGACCCGACCGTGACCGACGAAATCATGCGGGTGTTTCTCGACACGCTGCCCGAATCGTCGTTTGCGCAGTCGTTCCGTTCGCGTCTGGGTACGCTCGGTGCAATGACCGATGCGGCTGACGTCTTCTACTCCAAGTCCATCAGCATGGCGCACCAGTTGGCCAACCTCGAATACGGGGCCAAGATGTACAAGCTGCGCGACGAGATGCAGGAGTACGTGGACACCAAGGACCGCACGGAAGAAGCACGTATGCTGTTCGACACCATGGACCGCCACATCAAGTCGATGGTCTCCCCGGACATCTCACCGTTCGCCAAGCTGACCACGTCCACGGCGTTCGGCTGGACCCTCGGCTTCAACGTCTCGTCTGCACTTGTCAACACGACTCAGTTGCCCATGGTGGTCATGCCTTACCTTGGTGGTAAGTACGGATACGGTGACGCGAACAAGGCCATTGGCGCAGCCACACGACTGTTCTTCGGCTCTGGCCGCAAGCGCAAAGCCAAGACTGTGGGCGGTGGTGACCCTGTGGAGTTGACGGCTGGATATTCCATCGACAACTACGACTTCGACGCACTGGCCAAGAAGAAAGACCTGACCGACAACGAAAAGGCCATTCTCGATCTACGTGAGTTGGCCGAGTTGTCCAGCCAGTACGGCTTGCTCAGCCGCTCCATGACCAGCGACGTGCTGGAATCCGGTGCAGCCGACGGCCCCTTGGCCAAGATCAACGCATGGTCCGGGTTTGTGTTCCACCACGGTGAACGCATGAACCGGCAGGTCTCGATGGTTGCAGCCTACCGGCTCGAACTTGAGCGCATGCGCAAAGCCAACGGCGGGAAAGAACTCACTGCACAAGACCGCACCGCCGCTGCTGAAGAAGCGATTCGCTCTGCCGAACTGCTCAACGGTGGCGCTTCGGCTAACAGTGCGCCCCTGCTGGCGAAGAACTCGATCGGCAAGATGGTGTTCATGTACAAGCGCTACGGCGTGTCGATGTACTACATGCTGTTCAAAACAACGCATGACGCGCTGATCGGGGAAGACCCACAGGTCCGCGCCGCTGCCAAGCGCCAGATTGCTGGTATCTACGCCTCGACTGCACTGCTGGCTGGGGCGCAGGGTATCCCGATGTTCGGCCTCGTGTCCGCACTGTACAACCTGTTCCTGAAGGGTGACGACGATGATGACTTCGAGACCGCTGCCCGTAAGTACATGGGCGAGGGTCGGTTCAACGGTGCGTTGAACTACCTGACGGGTACCGCGGTCGCCAACCGTATCGGCCTGACTGACCTGCTGCTGCACGACACCGGATACCGCGACCAAGACAACGCGGTGCTGAGCTTCCTGCAACTGTTCGGTGGCCCGGTGTACGGTGTGGGCGACCGCATCATCCGTGGCGTCAAGCTGATCTTCGACGGCGAAACGCTTCGTGGTCTGGAGCAGGTAGCCCCGGCTGGCTTCGGTAACGTGATCAAGGGTGGCCGGTTCCTCGCGGAAGGTACAAACACCATGCGCGGTGACCCCATCGTGGGCGAAGTTGGCCTCGGCCATTCCCTTGCGCAGGCACTCGGGTTTGCACCCGCTGAGTACATGCGTCAGTTGGAAGAAAACGCGGTCGAGAAGAACGTCGAGCGCCGTACGCTGGAGAAGCGTACCAACCTCCTGCGAAAATACTACGTGGCCCTGCGTGCAGGGGACGGCGACGCCGCCAGCGACTACATGGAAGAACTTGTCAAGCTGGGCCAGAAGCATCCGGGTCTGGTTACCCCGACGGTGATCAAGAACTCGCTGGCACAGCACATGCGCACGACGGCAACCATGTACCACGGGGTCACGTTCAACAAGCTCATGCGCAATGAACTGCTGGCCAACGCCGCCGAGTTCGACCGAGACGTGTCGATCTTCGACGACGACGGGGAATGAAAAAAGCCCCCGGTGTTGAGCCGGGGGCGAATTCCACTAGGAGAACGCGATGGTTGGCAACTGCCAACGGTGCAAATCCTATCACAGCACTCGCCAAAAGCGAACCCCCCAACGGCCTCCTTCGATGCCGATTCGGGAGTCCCACACCCAGTCATTGTGCTGAGCGATTTCGTTGAACTGCCTCACGCACTCCACCGTGTTGATGCAGGGGACGAACACTGACGCTCCCGGCACAAACTTTTCCCACGACACCCGGATGCACACACCATCCGGGGCGAGGTCGTCAATCTTCAGCCTGTTGCTGGCGCAACGCGGCGGTTGTAGCCATTGCTTGCTCAGTTTCATCGTTCATGAATTCCGTGCAGTCGAGGGCAATAACGTCGGCGGGTGGCAGGTTCATGTACGTGCCTCGGGACAACCGCATCTTGACCTTGGTGGCCTTGGTGCGGCTGGTCTTCAGCCCTTCGACGAACCCGGCGTAGTTGATCTGCTGTTTACCGCACCACTCTTTGAGGGGCTTGGTGAGCAGATACAGCCGCTTGATGTCGTACTCGTATCGTGCCACCAGATGACTGCTACGCATAGCCTCGACCGGCTGAATGATCGTGTCGATCGTCGGGGGCTTGCGTGCATCATCCGTTGACTTGATACGCAGGATGCCGGTGTAGTGCTCGGCCAAGTAGTCGGTCAGGGTGGATTCAACATCGGAGTCCATCTCCTTCACGTTGCCCTGTGCAATCTCCATGGCACCCAGTGCCCACTTCACGATCGGTTCGATCTTCCAGTTGATCAGCCCGGCTTTCTTGGCCAGCATCAGCCCTGCGATGTCACGGGATACCAGCGCAGACCAAAAGCGGTTTTCTGCCGTGAGGCCGGAGGCAACGTCGATTTTCTGCTGGACCGCAAGGGCCAACTGCTTGGACGCTTCCAGATTGTTCATCAGGTACTGCACGAACACGATACCGGCGTGCCCGTAGTTTTCCTTGACTGCGGCGGCAAACTGATCAGTCTCGGCCTTGGTGGCGAACTTGACGCGCTCAACCCGGTACTCCAAGATGCGCTGGGCCTCAGCCTTGGGCAGTGCCTTGTACAGCGAGATGCGTTCAATCATGGACGTATTGCCGGTGGTGCCAAACAGTGTCTTCCATGGCTTGCCGCGCACGCGCTCGACGTTACCCTTCGGCCCCATGCGGTTGCGCTGGAGACCACTCGGGAGTTGGTAGGCCCAGTCCGACAGGTCTTGCGGCTTGGTGTTGGTCAACTCGTCCATGTACCCTACGATGTTCTTGTACACCTCAGCACGGTTCATCTTGGAGTTGATCGTGTCACGCTCCTGCATCATCAACAGGTCTGGGTCACCCCAGATAGACGCACCGGCCAGCATGCCCGTGGTCTTGCCAAGGCCAGATTCCTTCGAGTACATGTGGAACGCGGCGGCGTTGATCGGCTGGAATTCCATGAGCACAGCACCGAAAGACAGGCCCACCATGAACTGGTGCGGCTCCATACCCTCGCGCTCGTAGAACTTCATGGTCTCTTTCCACCCTTCAAGGGTGCCCTTGGGTTGGAAGTATGGGAACAGCCCCATGGTTGCGCCGGACGGCGCGTTGATTTCAACCCGGTCCTTGAACACCAGCGCCCCGCCAACTGCGAAGGACTCGTGATCGTCAGACCACCCGAACTGCCGTCGGGCTTCTTCGGCTTCGGTCTTCAACTGCAACTCGTTAACCCATTGCATTGTGTACTCCATTAAATCGTTCACGTTGAGCACCGCTACGCCGTGCATTGCTACATGCTTGCGGAACTCGTCCTTAGACCCCACGGCAGTCAGCGGCAGGGTGAACTCACGCACGCCATCCTTGGGTAGGTGCAGGCGCATGACCAGCGATTCGCCAAGCTCGGGGTCCTTGAGGCGACGCACAACGTACATGTCGTTGAAGTACACCAGCTTGTCCTTGGACGCTTCTTCGTCGAGTTCGCCTTCCTTGTTGAACACCTGCTTGCCACGCTTGAACACGCCCCCTGACTTGCCACGGAAAAACGGTGTGGGGTACTTGGGGATGACGTACGTGATGGGGGTTGCCTCGGGCACGCCGATCGGCGTCTGGACAACGATGTTGTCTTCTTCGGTGGCTTCCTCAACCTCGCGGCCCAGCGAGATGGGAGACTTGATCTTGCCCCAGTGCATGCACTCGGTGCACACCCCGGCCTTGTACTCGTTGAACCGTTCGCACAGGTATGGGCCTTTGATCAGGTCGGCTTTGGCTTCGGTGGCCGCGTGTGTGTAGTCGGGGTGCTTGTCAGAAACTTTGTGGATGGCCTTGCCACCATCAACACAGAACTTCGCAACAGACAGTGTGGCACGCCACAAAGGTTCAGACATGTCTGCCTGATTGGCCACGGCCTCGCCGAGTTGAGCGCACCCGGTGCCCTTGGCCGTGCGCATCATGATGGTCTTGAAGCGGCTGACAAAGCTACCCGACAGTGCCTGCATCAGCGCATCGGCTTCGCGGGGCACGTACTTTCTGGCGGCGGCAAAGATGCCTTCGTCGATTTCGTGACTGTTGATCAGGTCCGCGAACACCGAATACTCTACTGGTGCGCCGGGCTCACCGACCAGCTTCACCTCAGTCGGGGGCGTGTCTTTGTGGTTGTGCGTGCCCGGTACTCGGAGCACGCGTGCGGCATCGGCTGTCACCACCGGGTCCGCGTTCAGCCCGTGCTTCTTGCACAGAGCCTTGAGTTTGTCGGCAACGGGTTGCCATGTGTCGCGTGACGCCGGGGCTATGAGCCTCCAGTACACGTGAATCCCACGGCCTGAGTTGATCAGGGTGGGGCGGGGCAAGCTCAATGTCTTGCAGAACTGCTGGAGTGCGCGAAGTGCGTCACTCTGCGATGCGTAGTCTTTTGACGGGCCGCAGTCGAGGTCGAGGAAAAACGCCCTGAGTTGTTTTACGTTGCTGGCTTCACGTGAGCCTGCTTCATCAAACGTACCCAATGCAAAGTATGCGTCGTAGCCCTCGGCATCCAAACTGCCAGCCGCATGGATAAGTGCGTCAATCGTAGGGTAGAACTTCTGCACCTTGGACTTGTCGGAAATCCGATTCGCCCATACGCAGTACGTACCCTCGTCTCCCAGCACCGATTCCAGAAATGTTTTTGTGTCCATAGCCGCCGATCGTTGGTGTTGAGAGGGAAAACTGAAAAAAGAAGGGGTGGGGAGCTACCCCACCCCCCAAACCAAGATCAGTCGTCCCAACCGTCAACGATGTCGGACAGGTCGGCCTTCTCGGCAGGTTCTGCGGCGGCAGATTTCTTCACAACTTTGGTCGGCTCAGCCACTTCCTCAGCTTCCACTTTCTCAACCTTCGGCTCAGGCTTCGGCTCGGGCTTGGGCTCAGACTTCAGGACGTTCTTGGCGGCAGGTGCAGGTGCGGCGGCTTCACCTTCGGATTGGTCCATCTGGCTCACGGTGAACGTGATGGCCTTCTGGGTGTCGGGGTGCGAACGCAGTGCCAGCACCTGACGCAGTTCGCTCTCGTTGAGTGCACGAACGGGCTTGAACACCAGCTTCATCTGGCCATCGGGGTCGAAGCGCATCTCGGTCACCACGCTGATAGCGTGTGTGTTGTGGGCCTTGAGGTAGCGACCATAGGCTTGCAGTGGCATCTTCTGGCCAACAGCATCACCGAACACCGAAGTGGCCGGGAGGCTGATCTGGTACACGTTGTCATCAACACCGTTGTCACCGGCCAGCGCCACAGCAACACGCTGGGAGTAGCGGCATGCACGGCCATCACCCTGCGCGGCAGAGCCCTTGATGTTCTGGGCGCAGTCCTTGCAGAACTTGGCTTGACGTTGGTCAGCGGGAACGGCGGCGTCAGGGGTTTGAGTGTCGGCAGACCAGCAGGTCGGCTTCATCTTCTGACCCTTGACATAGGTGCCAGCGTAGTAGGTACGGCCCACAGCGGCGGCGTCGATCAGCACAACCTGCATGAAGCGGTCGTCAGATACGCGCACTTCCTTGCCACCGATGTATTCGCGGAACACGTTACCTTCGATGCTGATGCGGCGGTTGCCACCCGAACCGGCAATCTTCTCGGTCAGGTTATCTTCGAGGCCTTGCAGGAGGGCGAGGGCGGCACCGGATTGGTTGCCAAAGAGGGTCATTTCGTTAGACATGGCGTTTCTCCTTAGATGTCTTGGTCAGGGTTCAAATCAAGTTCCAGTTGGACTGGGGCTTCTTCAGCTTCGAGCGCCGAAGTATCGGTCACAGGTGCAGGTTCCGGCGTTTCGTCCTTGGGTGCGGCAGTCAGGGCGTTGACAACCTTGGACACGCTGAATCGGTAGGTGTTACCCACCTTGATGTACGTATCCTTGGGAATCATGCCTTGTCGCACCCATGCACGAACGGTCGAGACCGACACAGTGAAATGCTTTGCCAGTTCTTCGATTGGCACAAAGGGTTCAGTCATTACTTTCTCCGTACGGTAAGGGTGTATTCGCTGTCCACGTTGAGGCCGGGGGGCAGCAAGTCAGGGTGTGCATCCATGAACTCTTTGAGGTTGGTCTGGTGGATGCGTTCGTGGAGCAGTTGCGGTGCGTTGTGCTCGATGATGAACTTGTGCATGGACTCCCAATCGTTCGTCCAGTAGTTCACCTTGACAGTACGGTAGAACAGGCCTTCCTCGGTGCGAACCGACTCTACGTTCTGTTCCTTACAGTATGTCAACAGGGCACCCTTCACCTTGGCCATCTGCTCTTTGAGGGCTTTCTCCTCGGCGTTGAACGCGGCCTGAATCTCACTCAGCTTGGCGTTCATCTTGAGGTACACCTTGACCAGCTTCTCAACTGGTACGGCGGGTTTGCTTTCTTCGGTCATCGCGCTCTCCATCGTTGTTGGGGTGTTCAGTATAGTGTAGTTTTATCCTTTACGCAAGCAAATCTTTGTAAAGATCGACAATTTTTGAGTGAACGTCGATTTTGTTATCTAGTAAGTTGTAAACGTGTCTTTCCACACCGGAGCCGACGAGCTGGACGACTGTCGATGGGTGGCGTTGGCCGGAGCGGTGCACCCGTGCGTTGGCCTGTGCGTAGGTCTCAAGGCTGGACGTTGGCCCCCACCAGACTACCGTGTTGGCGGCTGTCAGGGTCACACCGTGGGCGGCAGACTGCGGCTGGATCACCAGCACCCTCGGCTCGGGGCTGTTCTGGAACTCCCGGAAGATGTCGGCACGCTTGCCAGCAGGGACGTCACCGCTGATCACGGCGTTGGTGTACCCGTCCTCGGTCAGCTTCTGGGACAGGATGCCGATCACGTGCTTGAACGGGACGAAGATCAGCACCTTCTGGCTGGACTCCTCGATGACCTCGGTGAGCACGCTGTACCGCTTGCTGATGTCGAACTCCAGCGTCTCGCCCGTGTCGGAGTACACCGCACCACAAGAAATTTGCAGGAGCTTGGACATGGCCACGGCGGCGTTGACCGCTGTGATTTCTTCCCCTGCGGCTTGCATGATCATGCTCTTTTTGAGCAGGTCGTAATACTTCTGCTGTTGCTTGGTGAGTTCGACCGTGCGCTTGACGTAGGTCATCTCGGGCAGGTCAAGGCACTCGTCCTTGGTGAACCGGATGGCCGGTTGCAGTGCGTTGAACACCGTCTGGGTAGCCGTCTCTTTGGGAATCCAGCGGTAGTTGGAAATCTTGTACATCACCATGTCCTTGAACGAGGTGAAGTACGAGGGCACACCCTTGGGGTTGACCAACTTGGCCAGCCCGTATGCGTCGAGCGGTGACTGTGCGGCGGGGGTGCCGGTCATCATCCAGAGCCACGTGTCGTGTTTGATCAGGGAGTTGAGCACCTTCCAGCGTTTGGTCTGGGCGTTCTTGTACGCATTGGCCTCGTCCACCACGATCAGATCAAAGCCACCCCGTGCGATGTCATCAGCCACAATCTCAACCCCGTCGAAGTTGATGATCACGAACTCGGCGGGGCCGTTGATCACGGCACGGCGCTTGTCTTTGGCACCGTAGGCAATATCCACGTTGCGGTGCATGGCGAACTTGAACAAGTCAGCACGCCACGCTGAGTCCATGATGGACAGGGGGCAGATCACCAGCACGCGCTTGACCTTGCCAGCCTTCATCAGGTAGTCAGCGGCCCAGATCACTGAGCCGGTCTTGCCGGTGCCCTGCTCGTTGAGGCAGAACGCACGCCGGTTCATGGTCAGGAACGCCGCAGTGGTGCGTTGGTGGTCGAAGGGTGCGTACTGGCCGGGCCAGTCGTAGCGACCCATGATGGGGGAGGGGACGTTCTTGATGCGCATGTTGCGCAACACTTGGGCCTCGTCCAAGCCCCAGTGCACAACGACCTTGTTCCCCGGCAGTTCCTTGCTCTTGGGGATGACGGTCGTAATCTGCTGAGGGTTGCGCACCTTCAGCAGTAAAGCCTTGTTGTCGATGATTTCCATCAGTTCTCCATGACGCATCCGACTGAAAGCGGTGTGCGTTCAGTCGGAGAAGTACCCGTCTTTCCGGGTTGTCAGGCGGTGAACAGGTTAGGAGTGCTCACCTACCGCCCTCTCCGCGAGGAGTGGAATCAATGTAGCCGGTTGCCCGGCTGAAGTCAAGCGGGTTTTTTCCCGCCCGGTTCTTTCACGCTGTGGCCGTTACGTGCACGGTTCTTGGCGGGTGTCTGGAGCCGTAAGCCAGTCTTGTTTGACCCGCCCTTGGACAGCATCTTCACGTGGTCGATGTCCTTGCCCTCACGCTTGTCGGCCTTGCCGTTGCCGTTCTTGTCGGCCCCGGTTTTGTCCATGGCTCGGCGTGCACGTTGGCGCTCCATCCGGTCAGCGAGTTCACCTCGCCCCACTTGAAGCTGGTATTCGTGCTTGTAGTTTCTATCCTTCTTTGGGTTTTTGTACGGCATGGTCTGCCACCTTTCTACACCAATCAATGAACTCGTCCAGTGGGGTGTCGATTCGGAACTTGTTAAGCACCGCACACACCAACTGCACATTATCGAGCGAGTATGCCCCTTTGGGGTCAATCCGGTCAATGCTGGCGTTGGTCTTACTGACAACCCCCTTCTGTAAGAGGCAGGTCAACTCGACCCCCGACAAGGCGCACTTACCATCCTGAGCAGTAAGGAGTTCCAGCATCATGGTAGGAGTAAGCCCTTCGCGCTTGAAGCTACGAGTGCATAGGCGGTTGAAATACCTCACCCAGTTACCGCTCACCCGCGAATACTGCCATTCAGTAGTATCAGAATGTGTAGGTTGGCGGCATGCGCGGGAGCAATACTTATGATAGTTGTTCAACACTACAAACTCGGCACCGCACGTAGGGCACCGTCGCGTAACGTGCTCGGGCTTACCTTTAGGCATGGTGGCTCCTCAATATCGGTTCAACGATTCCGCAAGTTTACTCTTTACCTGACTCATAAGCGAACCGTCTGACATGACCGTGGTAATGAACATGTTGCGCACGATGCGTTGGATGTCCCCGACGTTGTTGGTGTCGTAGGCACGCTCAATCTCCCGCACCTCCCAGTTGTTGCTGGGGTTCAGGGCACGGCTCAGTGCAAGCATCACGCGCTTGTCCACCTCCCGTTCCATCATCAGTGCGAGGGTTGCGGTGTCTTGGCCGGGTACGATTTCTTCAGTCATTCGGCCACCTCATAAGTCATCTCAAAGATGTCAGGCTTGCAGGGATAGTGTTCACCCTTCACGCCAGTGATGATCCAGTCACCGGGGGTGACAAGATGGTCGCCTTCAAGGGTTTCGATGTACGGCTTCCCCTCAAACAGGAAATCCGTTCTCACCGCAGGGTGGTCGCCCACCTTGAACCACTGAGTCGCTTCAATCACGACAGGCTTTTTACGAAACTTCATCACGCTCTCCCGTTGTGTGGGCACGCCAGCACAACACAATGCTTCTTACAAAGACCCGAGGTGCGGGGGTTCCACACGCCGGTCTCATACGCCATCTTCATCTTGGCGTAGTCGGTCAGCCACTTCTGCCAGAGGTTCGGCTCGTCGTCGATGGTGTATTCGGCCTTGGGGAAGGCGTTGGCAATGACGAACAACAGGCCAGCCTTGACGCGCTTGACCTGCGGGAAGTGCTTGAACACGGCCAGTGCCATCAACTCAAGCTGGCCCTTGTCTGCGTACTTGGCACTCTTGCCGGTCTTGTAGTCGAGCACGAACGCTGTGTCACCCCGTAAGATGATCAGGTCGGCGATGCCACGCCACCACACCGCCGGGTCTTTGAACCCGCACGGCTCAAGGTTCTCGGTCAGACCCATCTCGTACTCGCATAGCTTCTCACCCTCCATGGCTTTGAGCTTGTCGAGCGACGCCTTGGCGTAGTTGAACTCGGGCGGTAGAGGCGTGCCGTCACGGATGTAGAACTCGGCGGCTTCGTGAAAGCGTGTGCCGTAGATCAGGTGGTCGGCGTTCTGGTCTTCCTGAAAGTCCTTGGCGACCTTGAGGTGGTAGAACTTCTTGGGGCATTGGTCGAACGTCTTGATGGACGAGAACGACCACGCGGGAATCTTAGCAGTCACCATAGCTTTTACCCATTCCAGATTCACAGTTCACTGGCAGACCCTTGGCCCACTCGGGCACCCAGCGCATGCACTCCTCGACGTACTTCTGCGCTTCCTCGGCGTCACATTCACGCACGCACACGGCGATGGCGTCATGCACGGTCAGCACCACCTTGTACCGCTTGCTGATCTTGAGCATCTGCTCGGCGATGATGCACCGTGCGATGGCTTGGCACACGTTCTCGATGACCTTGCCCCCGTAGATACGGGTGCGGCCCTTGCGGGTCTGGTAGCTGAACTCCATGCCGTTGTCGGTCTGGTCGATACGCAGGTCGTCGTAGCGCATCAGCAGGCCGGACGGCAACCGGATGGCGCGTTCTTCCGGGACCACCTCAAGCACGCCCGCACGACCGAGCAGTGCCGCGTCACCCCGTGCCATGTTAACCAGCATGTTCTGAGCCTGACGCCACAGCGCCGAGATACGGTCATTGGTGCGACGGTAAATGTCGATGATGCGTCGGGCTTCTTCGAGGTCCACCTCAACACCGAACGTCTTGAGTTGGGCTTGGAACTTCACTGCGCCCATGCCGTACCCGGCACCGAGGATTGTGGTCTTACCCACGAACCGCTGGTCCTTGTTGACGTCTTCTTCGGCGATGGCGTAGATGGCGCTCGCCATCTTCTTGTACACGTCCTTGCCCAAAGCGAATGCCTCAACCACGTCGTTCTGCTCAGCCAACCACGCCAGCACACGAGCTTCGATCTGCGCCGAGTCGGCGTCGATGATCACATAGCCCTTGGGTGCGACAATGGCCTTCTTGAGTTGGTTCGCGTTGGCCCCACGGCTGGGCAGGTTCTGAAGGTTGATCTTGTCGTCGCCACCGAACCGACCAGTGTGCGCGGCGTAGTAGCGAATCGGTACCGGCAGGTTGCCCCGTGATGCAATCTCAATGAACCGCTGGGTGCGGGTTTCCTCAAGCGTTGACTTCGTACCCAGTCGTGCGGCAACGATAGCCTGCACGCGGTAGTCGTCATGCTCCAGCAAGGCCTTGAACTCCTCGTCGTTCTTGGCGAACGCGTACGTGGACTTGCCCGTGGTGGCGCTGATCTTCATAGGGGGCACAACCCCAAACGACTTGAGCAGTTCGGCAAACTTCAGGTTGCTCATGAGGTCGTCCTTGTCCACACCGCATGCGGTCAGCAGGTCTTCCTTCTTGAGTTGCACCGTGCGCAGGTGTTCCTCCAGCAGGTCCTTGTCCAGTTCGAGGATGGGCTCGATGAACATGCGCAGGGTCGTGTCAATCACACGCAGTTCCTGCTTGGGGAACTTTCGGGCCATGCGCTGAAACAACTTGTACGTCAACTCCACATCGTTGATGCAGTAGTCGCCGTATCGAGCCAAGTCGGCCTCGCTGAAGTTCAGTCGTCGCTTACCGATAGCGTTGAGGACTTCGGTGCCTTTTTGCCCAAGGTTATACCGCTCAGCCAGAGCTTTGAGCGAACCACCAACTTCCACACCGTGAATGGCACGGCCCATGCACAGAGTGTCAAGCCAACCCCGAGGATTAACACCGAAACGCCAAGACAGGATAGCCCCGTCAAAAAGGGTGTTGTGCGCCAAGACAAAAGAGTCCGACCACTTAAATGATTTCTGAAGCCATTGCTTGAGTTCTTCATGTGTTCCACTTGCCCACTCCGTTTCTCCGTTGTTAACCTTCACGCCCACACCGATAACCTCAAAGAGGTTACTGCGCACGTATTCTTCGGTCGTGAGTTTAGAAAGACTATAGTCCCTATCATAGTAGGTCTCCATGTCAATTGTAATTAAATCCATGTCAAACGTCCTTATATGATTCGCGCCTCACAATGAGGCTGATTACTCGTTGGCTCACCCCGAACTCTTGAGACAGGGGAACCTGTTTTGCTTCACCAGCGTCGTACCGTCTGCGGATTTCCCGCACTTGTGCAGGGGTCAGCTTTGCGTTTGCATGCTTGCTCTGCGGCTGTCGCTTGCGGCCTTTTTGGTACGCATCCAGTTGGTTGGCACGCATCGACCCAAGGAACAGATGCTCCGGGTTACAGCACAGCCGGTTATCGCACTTGTGCAGGACGAACCGCTTGTAGGATTTCGCTTTCCCTTCGTGCCGAAAGCCGGTCTCAAGGCCGATACCCCCAAACGTCAGGAAGTAGGCGACCCGATGCGCTTGCACCCGGAGCCCATGCCACGACAAGTTGCCGTACCCACCACTAGTGGTGGAGCCTTGCCACTCCCAGCAGTCGGTCGGCTCCTTGCGGAGCACCTTGCTCCAGAAATTCTCAGGTGTGTTTTTTGCGCTCATGGGGCTATTGTACACAGTCTACATAACGTTGTGTCAAATCCATGTCTCACCCCCGGTTTCCTCGGTCAGCTTTTGCTTGTAGTGGAAATACTTGCCAGCGTCGGGGCTGTCCTTCTTGCCTTGGCGCATCGCGTACTTGATGCAGTTTCCTTTCAGGTAGCCGCGCCACTCTTCGGGAGTCAGCAGTGTCTTCATCACGTCCCACGGCTGGGGGCTCATGTCCTTGTAGTGGGAGCCGCCCACCTGCACGTCATCGGCTTTCGTCACATCTGTCATTACGTTCTCCTATAAAAGTGCCTCTTCGGCGTCGTCAATCGTTGTCTTTGCAATCTCGGCGCAGTGCAACCGGCCCCACTTCTTGAGTTCTGCGGGGGGCACCGTCCCAAAGGGCCAGCTTGGATACGGTAAGGACGCGTTCCACTTCTGCTTGGAATCGGTGCAAGTCTGCCCGTGACTGGGCAAGTTCTTTTTCGAGTCGTTCATTGCGTGCTCTCATCATTCTGTTTTCAGTTTCTAATTCAGCGACCGTCAGGTCAAGTTCTCGATCTTGTTCGTTCATCTCACTTTCCCATCTGTTTGAGTGCGGCTTGCAACCCGGCGTAGCCGCCGACTCGCTGGCCGTCGATGAATATCTGCGGCATCTGGCGCGCTTCGGGGTAATCCATGAGGAAATACTTCATACGCTCTGGCGTCAGTTCTTGTTCCTCATACTCCAACCCCTTGCTCTTGATCAGTTGCTTGGCGGTGACGCAGTTGGGGCAGTTGGATTTGGTGTAGATGGTGATGTTCATTTTCCACCCCCGATAAAACAAGCGAGTTGAGCGTGAGGAAACATCTCACCACAGCGCCACCATTGAACGTAGGCTGCGGTGAAAATCACAGCGGCGATTATCAACACCCGAAAAATTTGTTTCATGCGTCCCCCTTGATGCCGTGGGCGGCTCTATATTTCCAAGCGTTCCAACGCCCAAGAGCATTCAAATCCGAATGGATGTTCGCCTCTTTTCCATAGGATGCAAGAAACCATTTTTTGAACAATCCCAATTCCTGCTCATCCGTCAGCCCCACCCAAGGCTTGCTTGCTGGTGGGGATGTAGAGATAGCTTTTGCAAACTGCGTAAGGTCATCGGCAGACGCTCGGACAACCGCGCCTGCATCAGGCCATACCTTGTGCCAAAGTTCTTGTAAGTTTTGCTGCTGTGCTGGCTGCTTTCGGTTTTCTTCCAACGCTTTCCACCAACCAAACGCAAACGCTGTTTTTTCTGCGTCTGTCTTGCATTCAGGTGGTAGTGCTGGCTGAGACCGTTTGTTTGCTAAAAGCACCCACTTAATCATGTCATCTGTCAAGTTGACAAACGGAGACACCCCAACATCTAGGCGAATTCTTTCAAGCTGGCTGCGGAATGCCTCTGATATTTCTGTAGATGCAAGATCATCTTCCGTCTCTGACATCTCACAAAGTGCAATGTCAAAATCGGTAGCCTCACGCTGCTGTTCTGGCTCGGCCAGTGCTTCGCGGATGGCAGTGATGTAATCGGCGGCGCCTCTTGGGTCTTTGTCAAAATGCCATTTTTCCAAGCCTTCCAACGCCAGCTTAAGCGCCTCAGTTTGTTTTGTATTCATTTCTGTTTCTCCACAATGGGCCGCATCTTGCGTTGTCTGTATTCTTCGTCCACGATCTTGAACGCCTTCTCCATGTCTTTGATGGTGATGACATCCATCTGGGCGTCATGCAACTCCATCAGTGTGTTCAGCGCGGTCATCTCCTCGGCCTTGAGGATGAACCGGCCCGTCTCAGCGCCACGCCGACCAACGGCATACAGCGCATCAGAGCCTTGCTTGATAACATCTTGGTACTCACGCCCAAAGCCCATGCGATACAGCGCCTCGCAAATGTTGGCCATAGCTATGAGTGTGTCGATGTCAGGGCGTGCAGCTTGGCCCGTGGTCAGTGCAGTCATGGCACCGTGATTCTTGATCTTGAGGTCGATCAGAAACTGGGCATGCTTGGTCACGGGGGTCATGCTCTCCATCACGTACGCAATGGGGTTCATGATGATCCCCTTGGGACGGTACTTACTGCGCTTTCTCATGCCCGTACAGGATTACAGTGTGAGTAGCCATGCTGTTACTCCTTCCATGTTTTCTTCGTTGACAACCCACACCGCTCCCCCCTGAGCGGCAATGGAGTCGATGTTCTTTTGTTGTAGGGGGGTGGGCTTGTTCTTGCCAGCCTTGCACTCGATGGCAAAGAACTTACCCTTGTAGCAACCAACGATGTCAGGAACACCGCTGGCTCCGTAGCCACCCGTTACCGGGTAGAAGAAATACACGCCGAGCGCCTTTAGTTGCGCAACGACGCACCGCTTGACCTTGACTTCAGGGGTTGCCGCCATGCCGCTCTCACTTGAAGAACCGCTTGATGCGTTCCCACAGCGTAGGCTTGGGCTCGGGTTCGTACATGCTGATTGGCATGGTCGGGACTTCCACAAACTCGCCGGGGGCGACGCGAACCAACGGTTCGGTCATGGCAGGATGCGGCGTGGGTG